CTACGCAACAAGTTTTAATCTTGGTTCATTTTGCGAATGTTCCGTAAATGTACCGTAAATTTCAACCTTGTTTGCGTGTTCTAATAGGTGATCTGCATTTAAATGGGCATATTTTTTAACCATTTCTAAGGTTTCCCAACCGCCTAATTCTTTTAATGTAAAAAGAGGCGTTCCTGCTTGAACGTGCCAACTCGCCCAAGTGTGGCGGAGGTCGTGAAAGTGGAAATCAGACAGTAAGCATTTTTTTGTAGCCAAATTAAATGCTTTTCGGTTAATATCCTGTAAAGGATTACCGTTCTTGCCAACAAATACATATTTAGAATGGCGGTGGCGGATAGATTCAAGCAGCTTAATTGCCTCTTGATTCAGTAATAGCGATCGTGCCTTACCTGATTTAGCGACATCATTAGTCACGATTGCTACCTTTCTTACAAGATCTATCTTATCCCAAGTCATTGTCAAAATTTCTGTCCGTCTGGCTCCAGTCATCAAAGCAAACTTACAGATAGATTTCATCCAGTCTGAACTTAATTTATCTATTAGCTGTTTTGCTTGTTCTTTGGTGATCCAGCGTACACGAATTGGCGGCTCTTTCTTTTTCGGTATGTGTGGGACTGCATCCAACATACCAAGTTTATGAGCGATATTTAATACTCTCGATAAAGATTTCACATACTTATTTTGCGTACTATGAGATAGAGGCTTTTTCGTATTTGCATTCTTTTTCGGGATATTTAGGATAATCTCCTGAGCTGTTAAAGAGCTGAGTTCACGACCGGCAAATTTGGATAACCAGTATTCAGCATGTCGCTTTTTTGTGGCTTTATCTTTTAATTCTTCGGCCGCACGAACGTAATGGAGCAAAGCATCTTCAAAGATATATTTTCTCTTTTCCTCGAGTTTATCCTCTGCCCACATTTCTTGCTTGAGTTTATCGTGATACTGCTGAGCTTCACGTTTTACAAGCGTGCGAGTGCTTCTCTTAATTCTCTTGCCGTTTGGGGTTGTGATATCAACCCACCACGGACCGTTTGCTTTTCGTCTGTAGATCGACATTTTTCATTCTCCTCGACCGACAGAGATAACCCTCGGTCATTATCAGATCGTTTTCTTATTGGGTCAATACCGGCTCTCTTTTTTGCTCTTTCCAAATCTTCTCGGTTGATCCGCCAAACTTCCGAGCCTACCATTTTAAAAAATCCCCAATCCGCCAAATGTTGGCGGACTGTATTTGGATGGCAATTTAATTCTTTTGCCACTTGATTAATAGTAAGATGTTCCATTCATTACTTTCTCCAAAATAAATCCCTCTAAACGAGGGATTGTACTAAATAATCGTTAAGTCTTTGCCTTATCCACTGCATCAAGGCACAGCCATACCGTTTCCATTTGGCACATTGGGGAAACGGTGAGCTAATACCGCACAGGGGAATGGCTCAATTTCAGAGAACCACAAAGGCTTACCTAAACCGTGCCACGCTATACTTGTAGCTTCGATACCGCTACAAATTGAGCCGTAGGTGAATTGCATTTTTTACCTATCCTATCGAAATACTCAAATTCCCAATACGGACAACATTTTCTTCGTTGGCTTCTAGGATTTCTCTCAACTTAGCATAGGTTTTGGGGCATCTTATTTGATCTTCCTCTTCGTTGTAGAGAGCCTCTAATGTGCGCCATTCTTTTGCAAGTGCAGCCCAAACTTTCCCAAGTTCAGCCATTTTTTCAATCCTATTTCGCAAAAAAGGGGCTGTCTCCAACAACAGAAAGCAACGCCTGAAATCCGATACATCGTGTGGGTAGCCTTCTATTTTTGGTCTTATTCCGTAACCAAGGTAAAAAGCCATTGTTTTACTGCTTACCCCTGTCTCTCCATTGGCAAGCCACCAAGCGATTTTGTCTTCTATGTGCATTTTTCCTCCAAAAAATAACCGCTTGCGGAACAAGTTCTACAAGCGGTTGTCAAGTGTTCATTTGTTCAATGAACAGTTCATCAGTGGTTAATCTTCAATATCAATATATTCCGCTAACTCACTTCGAGCTTTTAAATAAGCCTTGCGAAGCCCGTGGAATTTTTCATCTTGGACTTCTTCAAAGTCACTATAACTGACGAAAGCGTATTCAAAACCTTCGTTTTCAATTTTAGTTTGAAGATATTCTTTGTCTTCTTCTGTCATTTCGTTTCTCCTATTGAGAGTGGATAAAAATAAACCCTGCACGGGCAGGGTTCAGGGAGGCATTATCGCTGTGCGATAGTGCAGAATTTACCATCGCAGTCATTGCGTAACTCTAAATAGTCGGCAGCAACTGCAAAGGCGGTTAAAAATAGAATAAGTTTTGCGTATTTCATCGGCTTGTCCTCGAATTTCAGGTGCAGGAAACCGCCGCTTGATGTTTCGCAAGCGGTCGGTTTTATGATTTTTTGTGATTAGAACGTTGGCTTTTTAAATGCCGGGTCGAAACCTCGAACGTGTTTGAGTACTCGCCAGTTTGTCATTGGGTCGAAATCAAATTCTCGGGTAATCCGTTCAAGGATTTTGTGAGCCGATTGTGCGGTGTGGCTATATTCAAAACCCTGTCCGTAGATTTCGCCCGCCATATTTGAGCCGAGCTTTTGAAACATCGGGTAGATATAGCGGAAAGTGTGAATACCTCGCACGAAAGCGAACCAAGCCCATACGAGGCTTTGGAGTTCATCTTCGGTAAAGTCGAAAGTGTATTTCTTTTCAGGCAGTGCAAGCGGTAGGTTTTGCTGATTATTTTGCAACGCATATTTACCAGTCTTGCGAATTTGTGGCAGAACTTCTTCAAATACCCAGTTTTGAAATTCTTTTGCAACAGGTTTTTCACTTCGGAAAATAATTCTGTATAAATTCGGCTCGTTAATGAATGAAGTTTTTCGCTTTTTTTCATCTTTTGCCAAAATGTACGCTTGACGTACACCTTGCGGATCTAGCATTTCGCTCTGTACTCTGCGAGAGTTTTGGATCTCAAAGATTTCACAAACATCAAGCAAGCAGAAATGTGGTTGATTTTCGAAAAGTTCTACACGAACGAGATTGGAATTGAAATTAAAGATTTGGTTTGACATTTTAAGCCTCTGGATTTTAGTTAGTAAATTTGCCAATGGTGGCAGGTTTCAACTACCGATCCAGTCGGCGGAGCTTATTTCCCTTTCAGGTGTTTTATTAGGCTCTCTCGACCCGCCATTGAAGGCAAATACCTAAAATCTAGGCATAAAAAAACCGCTTTTATTGTCGGAGCGAGATAACCGACTGGATTTGTAGTGCGGTTATCTTAATCCGAATTGGGGGCGGTGTCAATTAGATTAATCCGTATAAGTATGGGACCAAGTTAAAGAGTAGAACTACAACACATAACCAAAAAATGAAATTCATATCTTGCTCAGTTTTGATTTTGTGTAAAATACGCTTAAGTTTGTTTTTCATTTAGGAAACCTTTAATGTTTAACCGCTTGTATTCAACAAGCGGTCAATTTTCATTAAAAACTTACAAGTAAACTTATAAGCTAACTTACAAGCTAGATATCAATCGTACCGATATTGACCTTGATTGATGTTTCGCTAAGTGCATCGGATAGTTTTTCCGCAAACTCGGTAGTAATCGCCTCTTCAATTTGCTCAGCTTGAACTAAGCGGGCGGTTAATACCGGTTCGCCACTACCGGTTAGCACCTGTACACGCAGAGTAAATGAGCGAGTGTCTAAGCCGTTGTATGGGTTGCAAGTAAATACAAGGTGGGTTGGTAATTGCAGTGTAGATTTAGCTTCCACCGATTCCATCGCTGATTTTTTGGCTGCGAAATCGCTGAGTTCGTGTTCTTCATTGCGAGCGTAGTCAATCGTCATTTTACGCACCGCTTGGACGGCATTTTTAATGCTGATTTCATCTTCGTGGTGGTAAGCGGTCAAGTAGTCGCCCCAATCTTCGAGGAAATCAGAAAAATCACGCTGTGAGCGGCGTGAGCCATTAATTTCGCATAGAGCTTTGTAGGCTGCGGTTTTCTTCATTGCTAATTTCGCACGATGTTTTGCGTGACCGGCTTGTTATCGGTTGCCCATATCAAATACAATTTCCGCACTCATTTTCTCTTGGTCAATAAAGCATTGTGCGTTTTCTTGGGCATTGGCGGTAGCATATTCAATCAGGCTACCAAAACGTTGCGTTGAAAACGCTGCACGGAATTGGTTACGGTGAGCTTGGAAAGGCTCTAAATTTTGTAATTTAATGCCTTCTGGTAGCATTACTGCACCAAAATCAGTTTCAAGTTCTTTGGTTGCAGCAACAGCAAGAGCCGAAATTTGTTGAAGTGTCGTTTTGTCCATTTTAAGTTCCTTTTGTTTGAGTAAAAAAATAAAGCCACGCATTAACGTGGCTTGGATTGAAATACCTGATTATGCAGCTGCTTTAGATAGAGCCTTTAAACCTCTAGGGCTTTCTTTTACTGCCGTTTCTGTTTTTTCAGGTGTAGCAGATAATGCCCCACCTTTATGAACATACATTGGCGTGGAGGTCGTATCCTCTTCTGCTGATTTACCACGCTTGGTCGGTTTGACATAGCTCAATTTGTGCTGAATTTGAACAGATGGGTTGTCGCTATCCATTTTGTCTAAGCTAAATTCAACCGTTACCTTACCCTTTTTATCGTGGGTTAGTACGCCTAACGCCACTTCTGAAAGAGCTGTTGCCAGCTTGTCTTTGAAAATACCGCAATCTAATTCATCTAAGAATTCAGGTATATTTGTTTTTGCCATTTTGGGTTCTCCTAATTAGGGTTTGAATAAAATTATTAGAACGGAATATCATCATCAAAATCTCGTGATTCTGAATCCGTCATTACGTGGTTATATGGATTGGTTGGCGGTGGGTTTCCTGCCGGTTCGGTTGCCCAATTATTATTGCTGTTTCCGCTGTTTGAGCTACCGAGCATTTGTAGCTGATCGGCGATGATTTCGGTCGTCCAGCGGTCTGTGCCGTCTTGGGCTTGCCATTTGCGAGTGCGTAGTTTGCCCTCAACATAGACTTGTGAGCCTTTTTTCAGGTATTTGCCGATAATGTCAGCTAAATTCCGAAAGGCGATAATGCTATGCCATTCAGTCTGCTGTTTTTTCTCGCCTGAGTTTTTATCCGTCCATTCAGTCGAAGTTGCCACACTGATTTTGGCGACTGAATCGCCATTTGGCATTGTTCGTAGTTCAGGGTCGTTACCTAGACGACCGACAATAATCACTTTGTTAATTCCTGCCATTGTTATTCCTTATAAAGTTTAATTGGTTTATCTCTGCCAACGTTGAACCGCTCAATTTTGCGGTTAATCAACATAATTGCGTTTTGGCGGCTGTATTGTGGGTAGGTTGTGTGCTGTAATTTGCCGTCATAAAAAAACTTGGCGATAAATCGTTTATCTACCTCAACAATCTCAACACCGGCATCAATTTTTCGTGCCATATTTCCCTCCGCAGTATTGATTGCCATTACTCTCAACTTGCCAAACGCCTTGATTTCGTTCGCATTTGTAACGTTGCATTTGTATGTGGTCGTCATAATCCATTCGCCCGACAATGCCTAATAGCAAAATTAGCAAGGCAAATGGGGCTATTTGTTTCATTTTGTTCATAGGATTGTCCTTTCGGGTAAAAAAGCCCACGTTTTACGGTGGGCAAATGGAGCGACTTGCGCCTAGTTGTGGGTATTCCGGAACACACTTGGTGAAATATGCTTTGGAATAAGTGCCTTTCTTTATACTTGTAAGGCTCAAGTCCCTTATTGCCTCTCACAACTCTAAGGAATATAATCAAGGCTCTCACAACTCAAATAAGGATTAAGTTATGAAAAATAATATTTTAATTACTTATGATTTAAATAAATCAGGGCAAAATTACGCAGCACTCATTGAAAAAATTAAAACTCTTGGAGCTTGGGCTAAAGTACAGCAGTCAGCTTGGTATCTTCATACTTCATATTCCTCAAAAGAGGTTTTAGAAATGCTAAGCACCGTAACTGATTACAATGACTCTCTTTTTGTTGCTCAATTATCCGAGGCTAATTGGAGAGGATTATCCAATGAGGTTAGTAAATTTATTCAAGAACAATGGTGGAAATAGACCTATTCGCAACTTCCATTACCTGTATTTATTCCGCTTTTATTGATTGTTTCAATTGCAGAACAACATCGTGATGCAAGCATTTCTGGGTCCAAGCAACCATTTTCTACAGCTTTAAGTACAGCCTGTTTGATTCGCTCTTTATCACGATCAGACAGGCTATTCTCTACGACCTTTAATTCCAAATCTTTAGGGCTTCCTAGTTGTTCATTTAAAATAACAACTTTCGCAATTTCAAAATTTTTGTTTTTCATAATTACCTCGTGTTTAAATTATTCCAAAACCCACTCATAATAGGCTTTGGAATAAATGCGTGTCTGCCCACGCCGTCGCCCGCCCGGCTTTCGCCATTCCGTCGGGTGCTGCTTGTATCCGTACTTACTCAAACTTGAGATAAGCGTGATTGCTTAGGACTGATACCAGTGTTGCCTTTTCAGCTCTCCACACCTTGCGAGTGTGTTGCCTAAACCTTGCCACCTCTTTTTGGCAAGTCGTTCAAATTTGTATGTCAGGGTCTAACCAACCTTGCCGAGTGATAAAGCATTACTTTACAACTGCTCGAGGTTGTTAATATCGTCCGCACAAGCACTAAATTGTTAAAGAACATCCCACAGTCTCTGCTTATCTCTCGGCTATTGCCTGCTATGTGGGCTAGGTCTAGAACCTTTATTCAAGCCCTCAGTAAAGGGCTTTGATAAAAATTCTTAGTGAATGTAGGCTTGCCAAAGTTGTTGAGCTTGTTCTGCGTTCATTTTGTCGCTTTGGTTCCAGTCGATTAACTTGCCATTTCTGAACATTGCTCTTTCAATCACAAACTCTTGCGTGGTTTCATTTTCAAAGACCTCAAACACATTGATGAAATCACTAGTGCGTTTTTCTTTACGTCCGCATAAAATGTAGTCTTTGTGGTTATTTAGCGTTGCTTGTGCGTTCATTTTGGTTTCCTCTTTGTCTGTGACGTTGTTTGTTTTGATGTGCTTATATTATCTTAAAGATAAAAAGACAACAATAACAATTTAACTAAAAGATAATAAATTTATTATCGTTTATTGTTATCTATTTGAATTTAAAAGAAAATAAAATTTTGGAGGGCGGTTTAACTGCTTAATAAATAAACAGGTAAGAAGTGCAAATGGTCATTTTGAATTGGGATTTTGCAGATTTTAGGCAAAAGAAAACCGCCACGAGGGCGGTTTGTCTATAAGATATTTATTGAGGTTAATTTTTGTAGCCGACCTTTTTTCTTATTGATATATAGGTTTTCTCCTTTACATCGAATTTGCTGTTCGGTTTTGTGTGCTTCAGCTGCCAATTTGTACTGCTCAGGAGGAAGGTCAACCCTAATGTCAACCGTTTTATCTTCTATTTTACAAGGTACCTGAATATAACCTCCATCAGCTAAATTGCTGGAGTGTAACCCTACAACTTTGCCAATGATTTCATAGTGTGGGAGGGTATATTCTCCTTGGTAATACCTAGATGCAACCTGAATTACTTTAATTTCTTTTTGAGAAAATTTAATATTAAATGTTTCAGAAGGCATTGATTCATCACTAATTTCACCCACTTGGAGTTTAATTTCGATTTTTCTTTGTTGGTCTGAACCACTTAATCCAATAATAGCTTCACAAAGATTATGACTTACTCCTTCAGGTATCAATTCAGCAAAAATAGTCGGATTGTGATCATAATGAGTAATTTTTTCTTTCAGCTTGTTCAGGCTGTTAACCAAATTATGCGATACACTCCGAGAAAATGAAATTGCCTGAATAATTTCATTCTGTTCCTTAATTTCAATATTCTCAACAGGATAAGATAAATTGACAATATAGCTTCCAATTTGAGTTTGCCCTAAACGAACTTGAGACATAAACTCTGCTACATCTTTGCCACCTGAGTTATGTCCAAAAGCTGCCTTTTTCTTTTTAGCTGAAAGTGCCAAGGCATTAATTAAATGTTTGGTTTTTTCAAATAATTTTACACCTTCGTTTAGCGGAATTGTCCCATCTTTAACGCTTTCGCCAATCACTCTAACAGATAGCTTGTCTGTATATTGATTTGAAATATTAAGCTTTAACGTTTCTACGTTTTTTTCTTCAATTTTGGCGAGCTTTTCAAGTGCTTTCTGCAACACTTCCTCTCTATCTTCAGCAATTGGCTTTGGTAATGTAACCTCTAAAATTCGATGTCCAAGATCTTTCTGCCAAATAACCGCATACTCTAATTCAAACGCAATTTGCCAGCTTTTGGCAGTTAAATAGCGAGCAAACTGTTCGAGAAACAGTAACGTGTCCGTTTTATTGTTTTTCATAAAGTTTCTCCTACTCTAGCGTATTCAATCATTTTAATGAGTACATCAGTGGTAAATCGTTGATTTTCTGGAAATGTGAGGGTAACACTACTTCTATTTGTTGTTGCCGGAAAGCCTTTTAATGATACCCAATAACAATGTCTTTTTAAAGTCATAAATTTTTTCTTATGTGAGAGCCATTGAGTCGTTTTTTTAGGCAAGTCACATACAATTAAGTAGCGAGGGTTCGCACAATTTTTCCTTAAATCATCATAGTTTTTCTTTTTGAGTTTATAGCTTACCAGACCATTTTTAATATGAAGATCTCCTTCTGATTTAAGTTGTAGCTTTATTTCCGGATCACTTCTTTTCCCTTCTTCAGTCGGAAATTCTGCAGAAATTGCAAGATCAACACTATGATTGTCTACTACTGGTACCGCATGATTAAAGCCTGCATTAGCAGTAATAGCTAACACATAAGCAATATTAAATTGTTCCATTTGTTGTGTAGGTGAAAGCATATTTCTATCCAATAAAATTCAACTGTTGGCTTTGGTGAACTTTTACTCTAGCATGGATAAATAGCTGATCTTGATTTTCTTCAGTGATACTCCACTTTTCATAGAGTTTGTTATCTGAAATCACTAATATTTGATCGCCTGTATTTTGTAATCTTTTTACATACAAATGTCCTTTGTATGTAAATACATAAACACCATCGCCGGTAAACTCATTTACGCTAATATCAACAAAAAGCATATCTCCCGAGGAAAATGTCGGGTACATAGAATCACCACTTAAATTGATAATTCTGATGTATCGAGGTGCCATATTCCGAAAGAGGGAATAAAATTGCTCAGGCACATAACGCATTTGATTTACTACTTCAACTAATTCACTGCTTGAGCCGAAGCCTGCACTAGCACTGACATCTAATACATCAATTATGATAAAGTCATTTAAATCTTGCTCCTGCAATTTTTGTTCTTCATTGCCTATCCTTGAATTGATAAGGTTTGATTGCTCTGAATGTATTTGATCTAACCAGCCTCTAGGTTTATTCATCCCATCTTCTAATTTGGCGGCAATCTTGTCACCAATGCCTTTTGGCTTACCGTTCTGAATAGCATTTTTATTTTTGATTTGTAGTAGATAGCTTACTGCGATACCTGTTCGATTAGCTAAATCAGATGTGCTTTTAGCCTCATCTATCAAGCGTAATAAATTATCGTATCTAATTTCTTTTAGGGGTCTCATATCCCACCTCCATACTATTTGCTTTATTTTATTATCATTTCGATAACATTTAAATATGATCTATTTTGTTGATTTTGATTTATCTTTAAGATAATATTCACTTATCTTTTAGGTAAGGATTATGAAATGCAATTACAAGAATACATAGAAAAATCTAAGTGGGGGGAAATCTCTCGATTAGCTAAAGCCATCGATGTAGCAATTCCAATAGTTTCATTTTGGGTAAACGGCAAACGCCAAGTACCGGCAAAGCGTTGCCCGGAAATTGAAAAATTTACAGAAGGGAAAGTAACTTGTGAAGAGCTACGCCCTGATGTTGATTGGGCAGTTTTACGAAATTCAGGCAAATAAAAAACCACCGCTGGAACGGTGGCTAATTACAACCTAAGGAGGTTTATTTTGAAATCCCAATCATTATTACCGATAACCGCACAAAATGCAAGCGGTGCGGAAGTCAAAATCAGCAGTATTGAAATTGCAGAGTTATGCGAAAAACAACATAAGAACGTTATTGTAGATATTCGCAAGATGTTAGCTGAGCTGAAATTGAACTCGGCTGATTTTTCAGCCCAGTATCAAACCAAAGACGGCAGAATGCAACCCTGCTACTTTCTTCCAAAACGAGAAACAATGATTTTAGTTTCCGGCTATCGCATTGATCTGAGAGCCAAAATCATTGACCGCTTAGATGAGTTAGAAAAGCAACATCAGCCCTCTATTCCGAAAAATTACCCCGAGGCTCTGCGAATGGCAGCGGAGTTGGCGGAACAAAACCAAGTTTTATTGTTGGAAAAACAGCAGACTACCGCAGAAAACCACGCCTTGAAATCCTACTTTGAACCGGGTTTGACCCCTGCTCAGTTTGTAAAAGGGCTGAATGGCGTAAATAGTAACAAGATAAATGATTATTTACGTAGTCGAGGCTGGTTATACAAAGACAAGCATTGCTGGCGGGTGTTTAGCCACGTTCGGGATAAATATCTGACGGAGTCATTTAAGAGAATTGAAGTTGATCCTGTTGAACGTATTGAGATGGCCACCTACAAGCCAATTTTGCTTGAGAAAGGTGCTGTTAAGATTTTTGAGGCTTATTTACAAGGTAAGTTACCAATGAAAGCCGATTGGAACGGCAAGTATTATCACAATAAGGTGGCGGTATGAGATTTACATCAACAATAAACAACGTCCGCTTAGTGGAGTGGGAAATCAACATTACACAAGGGGCATTGGTCGATTTAATCAATCAAGCCTCCAGTTGGGCGAAAGCGGTGGTTATTGACGGCATAACCTATTACTGGATGTCATTTAGCAAAGTATGCGAAGAGTTGCCTGCTGTATTTAGCAAAGAAGATACTGTTTACCGCCAATATAAGGTGTTGAAAGAAAAAGGCATTATCGACCACTTCAAAATGGACGGTAAAGATTATGTTCGTCTGACGGAAAAAGGATGTGCATGGAATAAATTCGAGCCGATCCGAGAGTCGGAAAAAAATCCGAGTGTCGGAAATCAATCCGAACAAACTCGGAAAAATTTCCGAGAAAGCTCGGAAAAAAATCCGACAGATAATAATACTAATTATAAAAATAATAATGATCATACTACCCCCCTTAATCCCCCAACGGGGGAACCTGCCCCGGCTGAAGTTGTATTGAATTATCTCAATTCGGCTTTGGCAACGCTGGCGGCGCAACTTGGCGAGCGTAAGCCTGTGGGTTACTCACTCAAGCCTTGGGTGAAAAACATCGCTGCACGCATTCGGGAAAGTTCGGTGGCGGACTGTTGCCAAGTGGTGGACTACCTTGTCGCTAAATGGGGACGAGATGAAAAAATGCGTGAATATCTCTGCCCTAAAACGATTTTTCGCCAATCGAATTTTGCGGATTATCTGCCTAAATCAAAAGCTTGGGCGGACAACGGCAAACCTGTTTTCGTGAATCGCAAGTGGGTTGCACCGGCGGAGCTGGAAAAACGCTTGATTATGCCAACGGTGGACGAAGTACGAGCCTTGTTCCAGAAATCACTCAGTGGCAATCCGTTTAAGGCATTGGACTTTACCAACAAACGAAATTTAGTGATGTACCACGCCACAATCAACACCAGAAACAAGCGACCACTTGAACGTGATTTGCCAATGATTATCAGCCAAGAAATTAAAAATGCGGTTGAGCGTATCGACCGTTTGAGAGTACCAACATTTTCGTAAGGATTAGACAATGACAGATTTTGATAAAAACACTTACCAAACACCTAATTATGTGCGTAATTGGCTAAATCATCGTTATGCTTGGTTTCATATTGACGGTTGCTCTAACGGACAAAATGCGTTGTACACCTATTGGATTGGTAGAGCGGCAGACGGTTTAGATGATGATAAATTAAGTTGCCAAATTGCCGATGATTTTTTAGCCGATGATTTATTTGATGTGCTACTAGATAAAGTTTCAGACTGGGGAGAATTACTGCGTATTTTCGTTAATCCGCCATATTCTGATCCACTGCCTTTTGTTCAACGAGCGGCAGAATTGAAAAAAGCAGGTCATTTGGTTGTGATGTTATTACCAGCGGATAAAACAACAGAATGGTACACCATCATTCAACAACACGCTAATGAGGTAATAGATATCATCGGCTACTACGATGAAAAAGGCACTTGGCGGACAGGGCGGATTCAATTTATCAACCCGGTAACAGGTAAACCGGCACAAGGTAATAATAAAGGCTCGATGATTGTTGTGTTTGACCCATTTATTGAGGGCATTGTAACTCGTCAGATGCCATTAGATAAAATCAAGGAATGGGGAAGATAAAATGAATTATTGGGAATTATTTATTGGTATTAGTGCGGTGATTGGCGTATTCATTTTTTTACTATGTGTTGGTGTATTTATGCTGCTCGTTAAAGCCTATGATGATACCGAGAAATGGGGGCAATGATGGCGGAAGGTTTACTACTCACTCCCTATTTTCAAACTGAAGTCGGTATTGTGTTTTACCGTGTGCCGAAAGATGTTTCTCCTGCCGCATTCGGTGAGCGGACATTATTGCGACCGGCACCGACTGATTTAGCGACGGTTAAATCAGGCAAGGTTGCACATTTTTCGGCAAATTCGACCGCTTGTAAAGAGTTGTCAGAGTTTGCTAAATCGGCAAAAGTTCGTTCAACGTTAAATCAGCGTGACAAATACAGTAATGATTTGCCTTATACCCGGTTTGTAAAGTCAATTCAGACGTGCCAATGCCGAGACGGTAAATACTGCCACCACGAAAAAGTCTTCGTGGAGAATGAAAAAGGTGCGGTACAGCTTTGTTGGCATCACGACAAAATGCGAATGGACGGTGAAATCCCCAATGAAAAATTAGAAGCATTGGCGGATGAAAACTGGGAAAAATTTATCGCCCAACAAATCCGCTTAACCTTACGCAAAACGCAATCTTCTGCCATTGAATTTGCGGACTTAGTGTTGTTTGCGAGTATCAAAGGTTTGCTTGATGAATTAGACAGCAACGCATTACAGCAGTTTCTCGGCTATCCACCACTGAATAATAGCGGTGTGAGCAAAGAAAGTAATATCGGCTTTGATGATGTGGCGAATGCTCGAGCCAATCTCAAAAAATGGGCTGAAAAGTTAAAACTGAAAGTCGAGCCGGAGCCGTTGGCGGCATTTATGGCAAAACCGAAATTACAGCGGTTCGAGTGGAGGAAGTGGTTGCAGTACGTAAAAGCTCAGCCTTGTATGTGTTGCGGTAAACAAGCAGACGATCCACATCATATTATCGGCTATGGCGGAGCGATGGGCAGTAAACAGCACGATTTATTCGTTATTCCGCTCTGCCGTATTCATCACGATGAATTACACCGCAATGTGGGTAAATTTGAACAAGATTACGGTTCACAGTTGGAGTTGTTGATTAAGTTTTTAGACCGAGCGATAGGTTTGGGGGCGTTAGAAATTGATGGTTGAATTAGTGCTACCCTATCCGCCAAGTGTAAACGACTATTGGCGGTGGGTAAGCAAAACAAGACGAGTGGTGTGTAAACGAGGCAAAGATTATCAATGGGCAACATTCATTGCGAGCCGAGAGAAACCCTCATTTATCGGACAGGTTGAAATTGAGTGTGATGTTTACTTCCCCGACAACCGAGATCGGGATTTGGATAACTTAGGCAAATGTATTTTAGATTCGTTGGTATATAGCAAAGTCATTGTTGATGACTCCCGGCACTATGTCAAAAAGCTCACATTTGAGGACAAAGGCAATCAAAAAGACGGTGCGGTCATTGTGAGAATTAAGGAGCGTTTGAATGTTAATTGATATTAAAGGTGTATTAAACTTATGGGGTAGTTTCGTTAGGTTTACGGATTGCAAAGGCTATCCAACAATGCAGGCGTTTATGCGTGAATCTCCGCAAGAGAGAGAAAAACAACGCTATTTACCTCGATTAGATGATGATACCTTAGCCAAGGTTGATCGGCAGATTAGAAAACTAGACCCAGCCGGTAAAGCCAAAGCATACCTTGCCAATTTAGCTAAACCGAACGATAAGCGTGAGGAGTTAGAATCACTCGAGAGTGATGAACTGCAATTTGCTATTTTGTATCTGCGGTATGTTGCAGGGCTAGAAAATAAGCCTATTTGGCAGAAGTTGTCGCTCAGCAAGGGGGCCTTTGAAAATGAATTGCGACTTGCCGAGCGATTTGTGGAGGGAGTATTAATTGGTAGTGAGATTCGTCTGTTCTTGTAGTTTCTCAACGGCTAACTTAATCAGTTGGTTTTGAGGCATATCTAACTGCTTCGATAATTGTTCAATAAGAGCAATAGTTTCGAGGCTTAGCTTGTAAGATTTCGCTCTTACCCCTCTTCTTTCATCAGATAGTGCTTTTAATTCATTGGTTGACAATTTCATTCTAAATTCCTAAAATGACCCTGTTTGAAGAGCTGGGAGCTTTCGCCCCCAGCGAGTTATTTCAAGTTAGTAGGCTGGGGAGCTGATAACTAACAAGAAGATAACTAGGACAATGTACTTAAACATCGTTTGTTCCTTCTTCAAGCGTGAGGATTAAGCCTCACACTCACTTTCAACCCGAACCGTTGAAAGTGAGATTATTATAGTTCGGAACACCGAATAAAACAAGTGAATTTTCATTAGAAAGCCCATAGTTTTGTAAATTATGGGCTTTTTTGTATTTGTTTGATTAAAAAGTGTTGTATAGCTTAAGTATAAAGTGTATTATTTGTGGTAAGTTGCGGTTCATTGCATAGGTGGTGAACTTAAAAAGAATTTTACAGCCCTGAGCAGAAATGCTTGGGGCTTTTTTGTTTACGGATTTTAAGGGTGTAGCTCAATAGGTAGAGCAACGGTCTCCAAAATCGTTGGTTGTTGGTTTGAGTCCAACCACCCTTTCCAAATGCGAGTAAATGTTATGCTGGAACAACTAAATACTCAGTCAAAAAGCGGTGTAGTAAATCCAAAAAGATTTCTAAATCCTGATGTCGAGGACTACCAGCCTGAAAGTATATCAAGATGCGCTCTTCGCTTCCGAAGTAAGAAAATGGACGAATACTCCAGAAAAGAGCTTGTGAAACTATATCAAATGCTTGCTCAGGCACGGAAAATTCAATAGATAACTGCTTTTTATTTTCTTGCAAGAATTGCTCGAACTGTTCATCAATACTTCTGATAAATTCTAGGTTAGTTGCAACTGAATGTTCCCGGAATGAAAACTCTAAGTAAGCGTATGATGTATCTCTATTGTCTTTATGAGCCCAATAAGCACAGCCTAGTGTTAGAAGTTTGCTGTTTGGAGTGTTCAAGTCTGTGAGTAACTTTTTTAACATTGGGGAGTGTGCGGCTTCTGGTATTAGTTCTACCTTTTCAGGATTGGAAACAAGATCTACTCCACCAATACAAGGTGTGGCAGTGTCGCTTGAAGTGTCCCCCGGACTTGGTCTAAATGGGAAGTGATAGAAACTATCGTCAATTTGATCAAATTCAATCATTTTTAACCTCTGCTAGTTTATTTGTTGGGGAACAGTATTCTAGCAGATTTTTTAACCAAAGCTCAGTCTTTACGGACTGGGCTTTTTTATTGCCTCGAAAGTGGGGTGGAGTATGTAAATGCCAGAGAAAAGTCCTGATATTTGGGTTATGTTGTGGTCTTGGGTGATATTACACGCCAATACACTCACGACGGCAGCATCGGCAATCATTGCGGTGATTCTTCGTGCTTTCTTTGTTCGCAAAAAGCCATTACTGCGATACACAATTTTAGATTCGTTGATTTGTGCGTTGATTGCTGTTACCGCCGAGCCATTAGCTCAACCATTTTTACAATTTTTCTTTCACGTTCAGTCCGAAAAAGCATCTTACTTTCTTGGGGTGATGATTGGCTTTATTGGTACGGAGCGACTAAGAGAGTTTTTATTCAAATTTATCAATAAGAGAGTAAGTAGACATGACTATGACAACCAGTGATAACGGACAACAGTTTATTGTTCGTGAAGAGGGGGAGCGTTTTACTGCTTATCAAGATTCTGTCGGCATCTGGACTATCGGTGTAGGTCATACTGGTTGGGTTGGTAATAAACCAGTTGCTAAAGGTATGACAATCACTAAAGAGCAGTCTCGTGAGATTTTACGAGTGGATTTACGCAGATTCGAAAAGACGGTCAATGAGTGTGTCATTAAGCCATTAACGCAGTATCAATTTGATGCTCTGGTTAGCCTTGCTTTTAATATCGGCGAAGGTGCATTCCGTCGTTCCACATTGCTCAAGATGCTTAATCGTGGCGACTACAAAGGGGCAAGCGAGCAATTTTTAGTTTGGCGTAATGCTGGCGGACGTCCAATTTTACTCAATCGCCGTAAGCGTGAAAAAGCCTTATTTGATGGCGGTAAGTATGTTTAGTCGAGTAAATCAAATTATTGTTGGCGGACTAGCCGCAGTGATTTTGGGTTTGTGTGGCTGGATTTGGCACCAGTCCAAGCAGATTGATGGCTTAAGAGCCGAAAACCAAACACAAGCCCAAACCATTGAGCAGCAGCAAAAAGCCAATCAACGGCTAACCGATAGCTTAGAGCAAGAGCGACAAGCGGTCGAAAAAAGCCAAAAAATTGCAAATGAGCTGCGGAATAAAGTGGAGGTGGCCAAGAATGAAATTACATCAATACTGGCACAAGACAGTTGTGCTAAGGCTGATTTGCCTAATGGTGTTGCTGATAGCATTAAGCGGTTGCACTAGCAAAACAATCGTCAGCACTGAGTATTTATATCCGCCTGCGGCTTACCTTGTGCCGTGCGAGCGGACAGCATTTAGCGGTAAAACCTACGGCGATACGGTGGATTATCTCATTAAAGTAATGGGAGAGCGTGATTTGTGTGCGAGTCAAATTGACCGTATTAGAGAGTGGCAAGCACAGACTAAGCAAGGGTTTAAATAACTTGGCGGATTAAACCGCTAATGAGAGTGGGAGCTTAATTGCTCCCTTTTCATTTGCGTTACATTACTTAGTTATGCTTTTGATTGTATCAAGATCATAACTAAGCAATGTGTTGCATAGTTTGTAAAAGGTACTCCCGAGGGGATACCCCTTTCCACGGGGTTGAGGCAGCGCGGTTTTCGGCAGTTTTTTGGGTTTCTAGGCATCATCATCTTTCTGTGATGTTGCCGTTTTTTTAGGCGGTTTTGATTTTTTAGGATTTGAGCAAATGGATAACTTATTTGATCTAAAACTTAACATCAATCAGATCGCCGAACTCACCGGATTGCACCGCCAGACAGTATCTCAGCGAGTGGCAGGACTCACACCATCGCTTGGCAGTAACAGCAAATTAAAGCTCTATGCGTTGCGTGATTTAATCCTCACCGGGTTGGCGGAAAAGATGTCGGCAGATGTCGATAGCCTATCACCTGCTGATCGTCGTGCGTGGTTCCAGTCGGAAAACGAAAGACTAAAATTTGAAAAAGAAATTGGCGAGCTTATCCCAGCAAGCGAAGTGGCTCTTGAAATGTCAGCTTTAGCAAAAACGGTAGTACAAGCCTTAGAAACCTTGCCTGATATTTTAGAGCGAGACTGCGGATTGCAGCCTAAAGATTTGATACGAGTGCAGCAAGTAACTGACGATGTACGAGACCAAATGGCATTACATATCCAAGAAGTTACCACTGACACGGAGAATGAATAATGTTTGCTAGTGCTAAAGAAATTCGACGTGATATAGCAAATGCCATAAAAGCACCTCGGCGAATGAGAGTGTCAGAAGCAGTAGCGGAATATATGCGTGTACCACTTGGCGGAGGCAACTCGGTCAAATGGGATAAGCACACCGCCGCCTATATGTTAGAACCGATGGACTGCCTCAATAGCCGAGAATACGATGCGGTGATTTTTGTCGGCCCGGCACGAACGGGTAAAACCATCGGCTTGATTGACGGCTGGATAACCTACTCAATTATCTGCGATCCGTCCGATTTCCTGTTGGTGCAACTTACCCAAGAGAAAGCCAGCGAACATAGCCGAAAACGGCTTGACCGCACATTCCGCTGTTCGCCCGAAATTGCCAAGCGGCTAAGCCCACGCAAAAACGATAACAATGTCCACGACAAGTATTTCCGAGCGGGCAACTTGCTCAAAATCGGCTGGCCGTCTATCAATGTGCTTTCTTCATCGGACTACAAATATGTTGCTCTGACTGACTACGACCGCTGGCCCGAAGATGTGGACGGTGAAGGTGATGGTTTCTCCCTTGCCTCAAAGCGGACGACCACCTTTATGTCAGCAGGAATGACTTTGGTGGAGAGTTCGCCCGGTAAAGATATTGTTGATCTCAAACATATCCCGAAAAGCACCCACGAGGCTCCACCAACAACAGGCATTTTAAGCCTATACAATCGCGGTGATCGCCGTCGATTTTACTGGCAATGCCCTTGTTGCTCAGAGTATTTTGAACCATCAATGGCAAATATGGTTGGCTACCGAGAAGAAAGCGATTTTGTCAAAGCCAGTGAAAACGCACGGCTACAATGCCCCCACTGCCAAGCCTTGATTCCGCCCGAACTCAAACGAGAGCTAAACATCAAAGGCGTATGGCTCAAAGAGGGGCAAAAAATTGATGCAAGCGGTCAAATTAGTGGCGAAAGTCGCAAATCCCGTATTGCCTCCTTTTGGCTTGAAGGGCCAGCGGCAGCCTACCAAACGTGGGCGCAGCTCACCTACAAACTGCTCAATGCCGAACACGAATATGAAATGACTGGCAGTGAGGAAACCCTCAAAGCGGTAACAAATACCGACTGGGGGTTACCTTACTTACCACGATCTGCATTAGAACAACGCCGTTCTGATGAGTTAATGGAACGCCGTGAAGAGGTTGAAGAGAAAACCGTGCCACCGCAATGTCGCTTTATCGTGGCGGCAGTCGATGTACAGGGCGGCAAAAATCGCCGTTTTGTGGTGCAGATGGTTGGCTATGGCGAGAATGGCGAACGCTGGTTGATTGACCGCTACAACATCTCGCACACACTACCCGACAGAGATGGTGTGATCGAAAAAATCGACCCTCGTATTCCCGAAGATTGGCATATTCTGATTTCAGATGTGCTGGAAAAACGCTACGTCCTTGCTCACAAGCCGAGCGACTTTATGCCGATTTTGGCAATGGCGGTGGACAGTGGCGGCGAAGAGGGCGTAACCGACAACGCCTACCAATTTTGGCGAAAATGCCGCCGAGATGGCTATGCGAAACGGGTCTATTTAGTCAAAGGTGACAGCACCAAACGGCAAAAGCTCATCACCAAAACGCACCCCGACAACACCTCACGGAGCGACCGCCACGCCTCCGCACGGGGCGATGTGCCGTTGTATCTGCTCCAAACCGACTACCTCAAAGATCGGATTAACAACGCCCTTTCCCGTGATACGGTGGGGGCAAACTACATCCACTTCCCAGACTGGCTAGGCGAATGGTTTTTCAATGAATTGACCTACGAGGAGCGAGGAGCCGACGGCAAATGGCGGAAACCGGGCAAAGGCAATAACGAAGCCTTCGACCTGTTCTGCTATGCCCACGCCATTGCAATTTTACGAGGCTACGAGCGAATCAAATGGGGCGATGAAAACGATGTGCCAAGCTGGGCAAAACTGCCCGACATCAACCCTAACATCATTCGGGAAACGCCAAGAACGGCTGAACAAGCGGTCGAAATTGAAGAAAAACCCGCAAAACCACAACCCAAACCGACCAAAGCAAAAAGCAGTTGGCTAAGTGGTGGCGGACGAAAAACAGGAGGCTGGCTATGAGCCTTTACACCATCGATGAACTCAAAGACAAAATCCGCACGCTTGATGAGAAAATTGAGACCGCTCAATCGCAGGTGAGCTTTAACGGGCGGTCGGTATCCTATCAAGTGGCGGAATTAACCAAACAGCGTGATCGCTATCAAACAATGCTGGATGAACAACTTGCCCAAAGCGGGCAACACACCAAACAGCATCGAATTAAATATGCGAGGTTTATTTGATGAACTTCCTCGAAAAAACCATTGCCACCCTTTCCCCGAAATGGGCGGCAAATCGCTCTCGAAATCGCTATGTGCTAAATGCCTATGAGGCGGCACAGCCTAGCCGAACCCATAAGGCAAGCCGAGAGAGCAAAGGGGCAAACTCTACTGTTCGCCAAAGTGCGGTCAGCCTACGGGAACAGGCACGGGCGTTAGACCAAAATCACGATATTGTGATCGGCATTTTAGACAAAATGGAAGAACGGGTGATTGGCTCGAAAGGTATTCATATCGAACCACAGCCACTCACGCTTGCCGGTGATGTTCACGAAGATCTCGCAGAGCAAATCCGCAAGCTGTGGGCGGAATGGTCGGTGAAACCCGAAGTAACAGGCTTATATACTCGCCCCCTGTTAGAGCGAATGCTACTGCGAACTTGGCTACGAGACGGTGAAGTGTTCGTGCAGTTGGTGAAAGGCAAAGTGGCAGGGTTAGAACACGGCTCGCCGATTGCGTTTTCACTCGAAGCCTTAGAGCCGGACTTTGTGCCAATGCAATCCGATGAGGCAAAAAACGGCTTGGTGCAAGGCGTGTTTCTCAATGCGTGGCGGAAACCTACCGCTTACCAAGTCTATTTGGATAATCCGCAAGAAAGTAACGGAATGTACGGCAAAGTGAAAACCGTGTCGGCAGAAAATATGTTGCACCTCGCCTTTCGTAAGCGGTTACATCAAATCCGTGGCGTGAGTATGTTGCACGGCGTGATTGTGCGCTTGGCAGATCTGAAAGAGTACGAAGAGAGCGAACGAGTCGCCGCACGCATTGCCGCAGCGATGACGATGTACATTAAAAAAGGCGATGCGGCACTGTATGATGACGACAGTAACAGCGATGGCAACCGCCTGTTTGATATTGCCCCCGGTGCAGTGATTGATGATTTAAAACCGGGTGAAGACATTGGCTTAATCAATTCCAACCGCCCAAATGTGAATTTGGAAACTTTCCGCAATGGACAACTGCGAGCCACTGCCGCCGGTACTCGTTCGAGCTATTCCAGTATTGCTCGAGATTACAACGGCACTTACTCTGCACAGCGACAAGAGCTGGTTGAAAGTTTTGAAGGTTATGCGGTGCTACAAGATGCGTTTGTGTCGGCAATCAGCCGCCCGATTTATCGGGAATGGCTCAAAATGGCAATCGCCTCACAAGCGATCAAACTGCCGCCTGATATTGACCAAAACTCGCTATTTAATGCGGTTTATTCAGGTCCTGTAATGCCGTGGATTGATCCAATCAAAGAGGCTAATGCTTGGAAAGAACGAATTAAAGGCGGTTTAGCCACCGAAGGTCAAGCAATCCGAGCCAGTGGCAATAACCCAGCCGAAGTCAAACGGCAACGAATTGTCGAGATCAAAGAAAATCAAGCCGAAGGGCTAAAATTTGATACCGATCTCACCAATTACGGTGGGCAGGATAAATCTTTCTCCAATCAGAAAGATGAGATTAATGAAGATGAGTAACAGCCGAGAGCATTCCGTTCTCGGTTTTTTATTACCTGAAATTTAATGATTGGCATTCATAGCGTAAGCGTATTAGTCGAGATGAAGTATTAAATGCAGTTAAGGTCGTAATGACCTCAACCAGCCTAGAATTTGAGTAGTATCCAAAAACAAACCCCAAGAGCAGCGAACTCTTGGGGTTTTTCATATCTAAATACCTAATAAAAGAAATATATATACGATGGAAATTATTACATTTTTAACAGTAACAATCAAGGAGTTACTTATGCAATATGGGCTATGGCAGATCAGCTTTGCTGTAACTGTGCCGATTTTGATCTTAATTTCACCCAAATTAGTTGATGCAGTTGCAAATCTCATTAAGGTGCTGAAATGAGCAAGAAAAGAAAACCAAAGCGACAAATTAATCTAGATATTTGCCTTGATTTTGATGTCATTGCATTTTGGTTATTTGTCGCTTTTTGTATCCATCATTTTTTCTAAAATAGCTTTACAACCGAGAATTTGAGTAGTACTATTCCCCCAAGGTCTCAAAAGCCTTTTACACATAACGGTAATTCACCCCGTCAGCGTGATTTTTTTGTACCTGCACAAAAGTGCGGTTAAAAACAAACAAATTTTTATCAATGGTCGAGAGTGCGACGAATACAATACCTTCGGGGAATTAGTCCGCTCGATTATGTGCGAGTTTTGAGCTCTCGACCGCCCGTTTTTCGGGATTTCCATCAAAAGGAACACATATGACTACCCTAATCTCTACTATTCAAACTATCGATCCTTACGACCGTCTTACTATCGCTACACAACAACTTCGGGCATTACTTGCTTTGTTACAAGATCAGGGCTGTGATTTGAACACAGGCTTTAATCTGCCGCATAAATTTATCATCAATACGATTGAATTGGCGGAAAGTTTAGCCGAAGAAGTCGAAGCCTTAATTCCACAAGCGTGTAAATAAGGAGGATAAAATGAATAGCCTATTCGCCCTGAACCAACAAACATTAACAATGTCCAGTCGTGAGATTGCAGAATTGTGCGATAAACGCCACACACACGTTTTGGCAGATATTGATAAGATGTTAAATGAGTTAGAAATTCACTCAGCCGATTTTTCGGCTCAGTACAAAGATAGCACAGGCAGAATGCTTCGCTGCTATAATCTGCCCAAAGATTTAACCTTAACGCTGATTGCCGGCTACAATGTAAAATTGAGAAAACGTATTATTGACCGTTGGCAAGAATTAGAACAAAAACAAGGTAAGCCCGATCTAATGACGGCACTTAATGATCCTATTTTCTTACGGAATACGTTAGTGGAATATTCGGAAAAAGTGATTGAACTCACACCGAAAGCCAATGCTTTTGATCGCATTGCAACAAAATCGGACGGATCGTTAAATCTAACCGAATCAGCAAAACATTTACAAGTGCCGCCGAAAAAGTTTAATCAGTTCCTATTTGCTCACGGTTGGATCTATCGCCGTACAGGCGGTAAATCTTGGGTGGCTTATCAAGACAAACTAAAATCGGGCTATCTTGAACATAAAGTGCATACCATTCATCAATATGACGGCACGGAAAGCCTTTATCCGCAGGTATTGATTACTGCCAAAGGTTTAGCAAAGTTGGCACAAATGCTGGAAATGCCACAACAATTATTGCTTGAATAGCAAAAAAATTCACAAAACCAACCGCTTGTTTCACGACAGGCGGTTTTTTTATGGAGAACATCAATGAAAAGCTGGTTCAACATCCAAGCCAAAACGAACGACGCTGCCGAAATCTCGATTTTTGACGAAATCGGCTTTTGGGGTGTCACCGCTCAACAATTTGCCAAAGACTTAAAAGCCCTTGGCAACAATCTCAAACAGATCAATCTGCATATCCACTCGCCCGGTGGTGATGTATTCGATGGCATTGCCATTTACAACCTGCTAAAAAATCACCCTGCTAACAAGACCGTCTATATTGACGGTATTGCTGCATCTATGGCTAGCGTAATTGCAATGGCAGGTGATGAAATCATTATGCCTGAAAACGCTATGATGATGATCCACAAACCGTGGGGCATTCAAGGCGGTGATGCGGATGATATGCGTAAATATGCGGATTTACTGGATAAGGTTGAAAGTACACTGATTATGGCGTATGTCGCCAAAACAGGTAAATACGAAACCGATTTGGCAGAAATGCTGAAAGAAGAAACTTGGCTCACAGGCAAAGAGTGCGTGGAGCAAGGTTTCGCCGATAAGTTAGCCGAACCCCTTGTGGCGATGGCTTGTATCCAATCCAAAAAATTAGAGGACTACACAAAAATGCCTGACAAAATCAAAAATATGCTATTCGCACCACAAGGCAACGCAGGTGCAAATCCAAAACATGAACAACCTCAAACACCACCACAAGCGGGTGAAAATCCGCAAAATGTGGCAAAACCTGATGCAATGGTGGCATTAGCCCAACGCAATGCAACGATTAAAGCGACCTTTGCCGCTTTCGGCACACAATTTGACGGCTTGCTGGCAGAATGTTTAGCTGATGTGTCAATGACCGCTGAGCAAGCCAAAGACAAGCTCCTTGCCAAACTGGGCGAAAACACCACCCCAAGCGTACCGCAAAACCACATTCACTCAGGTAACGGTAACATCGTTGGCGACAGCGTGAAGCAGTCGTTAATGGCTCGTGCTGGTCAAGATACCGACAAAACCAATGCAAGAGATAATGCCTACAATGCAATGACCTTGCGTGAGTTGGCTCGTGCCTCATTGGTTGATCGTGGCGTGGGTATTGCGGGCTACACCCCAATGCAGATGGTCGGTCTTGCCTTTACTCATTCGAGCTCCGACTTCGGTCAAATCTTGATTGATGTGGCTCATAAATCCCTACTCAAAGGCTGGGAAACCGCTACCGAAAACTACGAGCAGTTTACCACCCGTGGCACTCTTACTGACTTCCGACCGGCAAAACGAGTCGGTTTAGGTGAGTTTGGCTACCTGCCGGAAGTGGGCGAAGGTGAAGAATACACCTACGGCACAATCGGTGATGAAGGTGCATCTGTTGCATTGGCGACTTACGGACAACTGTTTAGCATTACCCGTCAGGCGATTATCAATGACGATATGCATCTTTTAACTAAAATCCCTGAGAAAATGGGTGCAGCAGCCAAAGCGACTATTGCCAAACTGGTGTTTGCCTTGATTACCGGCAATGCGACAGCCCAAGACGGCAAAAAACTGTTTGATGCAACACATAAAAACAGCTTAACGGGTGCGGCATTGAATGTAGAAAACATTGACAAGGCAATCCAGTTAATGAATGGCTTTGTAAACAGCCGTGGTGAACCGCTCTCTATTGAGCCAGAATTTATGCTGTTACCAACCTCATTGCATACCAAAGCAAAACAGATTCTTGGTTCGTCAAGCGTGGAAGGTGCAGACATCAACAGCGGTATCATTAACCCGATCCGTGATATTGTCAGCCCGATTAAATCGCCTCGCTTACAAATTGCAGATCCGAAATCATGGTACTTGCTCAATAAAGAGGCGATTGAAGTCTCTTATCTGGACGGGGTGGATAGCCCTTACATCGAGCAACAGCACGGCTTTACGGTGGACGGTGTTTCGACCAAAGTCCGTATCGATGCTGGTGTGAATGTGATTGACTACCGTGGTGTGGTGAAAGTCACTAACGCTTAATTGCAAAATAATAAACCCCGAGTTAGCGGAATAACTCGGGGTTTTGTTTTAACCCTTATCAGTCAAGGATTAAATTAAATGCAGTATAACATAGCAAGAGAGGTACGCAAAATGTTAGAACTAATGAATAAATCTACCAAAGCCAATGTGTTGATTTTCGGTATTTGGGCGATGGGGCTACTTTTTGCTTTATCGGCGTTTATTAGTGCAATGACCAATTTTATTTCTATTCTTCATTAAAGGAACCTAATTATGGCTAAAAACTATATTCAAGACGGCAATACGGTGCGTTTAACCGCCACCAAAGCCGTAACCTCCGGTGATGTGATTGTCACCGAAGATTTAATTGCGATTGCAGTAACTGATGCGGCAAAAAACGAGGCAGTAGTCGGTTTAACCACCGGTGTATTTAGTGTGAAAGCGAAGCAAGCAGACGACATCAAACAAGGTGCGGTGCTGTATTGGTCGGAAGCAGACGGGGCAACGATTACGGCTGGCTCAAACAAACGCTTAGGCATTGCCTGGAAAGCCTCAGGCACATCATCTGCAACAGTTGATGTGAAAATCAATGTCTAGCCCGTTTGAGCAGGCAATAGCTGCCGCCGATCAAACTATTCAGCAAACTATGATGAGTGAGTGGTTGATTGGCGGCAAGCCTTACCCTGCGGTTTATGATGAAGCACCGGCAATCTTTAACGGGCTACATTCAGCCGATGAGCGTGCTATTCACGGCACGGAACGCACGCTAACCCTATTTCGGGCGAGTGGCTACAAACCGAGATTGGACGACCGAGTGAGCGGAAATGGCAAGAAATACCTTGTTAAATCCTATCACTTTGTCGATCAGTTAATCGTATTGCAATTGGAGTAAACAATGGGTTCTCAAGTGACCGGTTTAAAAGAACTGCAAGCCTCCCTGAAAAAAATAGCTAGGCAAACCGTACCTAAAGCAGCCGCTCAAGCAATCCGTACTGTTGGGCGGCAAGCAATGAATAAGGCGGTTAAATCGGTGGCGGCAGAGATTGGCGTAAATCAAAAGACAATCAAAGGTAGAGCAAAAATGACGGCAAAGCCCACGCCGTCAAGATTGCAAGCCACGATTAAGGTTAATCGATCACATATGCCGATGATTCGGGTACTAGAGCGCAAGTCCAACCGCCTGTCACCCACCAAAGGCAGTATTAGAGTTGGGAAACACACTGTACAACGTGGTTTTCGCCAACGACTCGCCAATGGGCGAACGCACATTATGTACCGGCAAGGTCGTAAGCGTTACGGCATTGATGTAGCAAAAGTGCCGTTATCCCAACCACTTACACAAGCATTTGATCGAGAATTGAAAAACTATCCCGAACAAGTGCAAGCGGAATTAGCTAAACAAATTGCGGGGAAATTATGAAAATCCACACAAAAATCCGAAAAGAAGTCCTTGAATTATTACAGACTAAATTGCCGGATATTGATAATTTTTATAACGGGCTGCCAACTTTTATTGATATTGAGGAGGAACAACTTGCAGTATCGGTTTATCTCGATGATATCAGTCTGCAAGAAATAACTGTTTGTAATAATCAATGGGACGCCAAGCTCAATATTACAATCCATCTGAAATCTACCGAGAGTGCAGAAGATGAATTAGATGAGTGGGCCGAAAAAATCCGTGAAGTGGTTGAAACATATTCTGCGTTTGAACATTTAGAGGGCATCAGCCTTTCTCAATATCAATACGAACAAGATCAAAATCAAAGAACTTGGCACTCAGCCACATTGATTTTTGATGTTGAATACTAACAAGCAAATAATCCTTATAGGAGAATCTACAATGGCAAAAACAACAAAAGTCCAAGGCACAAAATTTAGAATTGGCATTGGACGTGAAGCCCAAAAGGCAATTACGGCTATCACTTTAGCTACAGCAACGCTTACTATTGCCACATCAGGCTATAAAAAAGGCGATGCAATCGAAATTACCGGTTGTGGTCAGTTAGACGGCATTTATCCTGTATTATCTGTAACAGGCGATCAAGTCAAATTGTGCGAAGAAGTAAACTGGACGGGTAAAGATTTACCGGCTAATTACACCAAAGCCAAAGCAGCTTTAGTACAATACTCAGACCAATTCTGTGCGGTAAAAAACATTGAAAAATCTGATGATACGTTAAGTACCGAAGATGTTACAACGGTCTGCTCGGAAGGTACAGAAACCGAACCCGGAGAAATTGAATTTGGCTCAATTAAACTGAGCTTTTTTCACAAGCCAAGTACGGAAATGCAAACTCGCTTACGCAAATTGTTTTATGACAAATCCACCTTTGCGTACAAATTAGAATTACCTGATAACCACGGCACAACCTATGGCGAAGGTTTCATTGAGGCGGGTAACGGCTTTAGTGGCGAAGTTAAAGGCAAATATGAAGGCTCGGTATCAATTAAACCAAGCAAACGTGATTATTTGCTAGTGTAATTACAAAATATTGCTCCAAATCGACCGCTTGTAATATTGCAAGCGGTCTTTTTTATCCTAAATTTTACAAAAGGAATCGACAATGACACTCCGTGAAAAACTCCTCGCCAACAAACCAAAATTACAATCTATCGAAATCAACGGCGAGACCTACTACCTGCGTGAAGCTACTGTTGGTGATATGAACAAGCAGATTTTTGAAACCCGAAGCTGGCTCATTCAACAAGCTGAACAAGAAAATGTTGAATTACCGGCAGAAGATGATGAAACCTTTGATGAGGCTCTCAACCGTTTTGGCGAAAAATACCGCCTTGCTCAATCGGTGGCTTACCGCTTATGTGATGAAAACGGTGTATTACTGTTTAATCCTCTCGACATTAACGATCTGAATGCCATTGCCGAATTAGACAGTAAAGTGATTATCGACTTTAACCAAGCCGTGTCCGCCCCAAAAGACTCAGCGAGCGAAGAAAGTTCCAAATAACCCTTTCGCTCGCACTGGGTAAAACCCTTGAAGAAATCGAACAAATGCCCGAACGCCACTTTGCCGAATATCGGCTTTTCTACCAAGAACAGCCTTTCGGCTTATGGCGAGACGATTACCGCACCGCCCAACTTGCCCACTTAACCGCAATGATCAACCGTGATCCGAAAGGCAAAGCTCCAAAATTAGCGGAGTTTATGCCGTTTTTTAATCGGACAGATGAGGTGGAGGAAATAGAAGATGATGGTGTGGCAGATTACTTAGCTAAACGATAAACCGACTGAATAAGTCGGTTTTTTGTACCCAAAATCTAAAAAAGGACAAATTATGCAATTAGCAAACCCTGAAAATTTTAAACAGTTCATTCAAATTAAAGACCGCAAAGCAGTTACCACATCAGAGATTGTGGCAAAAGTATTTGGCAAATATCATCACCATGTTATCCGTGATATTCGTGAAATTCTTGAAAATGGTGACGAGGAATTTAACCGAACCAATTTTGGTTTGGTTGAATATATCGACAAAAAGGGTGAAAAACGCCCAATGTTCGAGATGACCAAAGACGGCTTTATATTGCTGGTAATGGGCTACAAAACCAAGAAAGCAATGGCGATTAAGATTTCTTACATCAAAGCCTTTAATGCAATGGCGGAACAAGTGAGTCAAAATGGCTTAACCTTACTTGAACAATACTATCAAGCTATCGGCGAACACAAAGCCGAAAAACAGCTTGCGAGCTTTTGTGGTAAAGCCTTAAACGAATGGAAAGGCAAAAAGCCAGTATTAGAAGGTGTGATCCGCATTATGGAAGATAAAATGCAGATTGAATTGCCGCTATTGACAGCTTAGAATTTGAGTAGTACTATTGCCCCATAGAGCGTCGAAAACTCTTACCAAAAACGGAAACTCACCCCGTCAGCGTGATTTTTTTATATCTAAATTTTATTCATCTATGGTTAGGTGGGTGCGGGAATATCCAATACCGCACGCCTGATTTTTGGCAGGTTTTCGAACCACCTAACCGCCAACTCCATTCGAAAGGAAAACCAAAAAATGACTACTCAAACTCAACTCTCTACTTTCAATTTTGAAAACTCAGCAATCCGTGTAATCGCAATCAATGGCGAGCCTTGGTTCATCGCAAAAGATGTTTGTGAAGCCACAGGTATTTCAAATTATCGTGATGCAATTGAGCGTTTGGACGATGATGAAAAGGGTGTCGCTTTAACCGACACCCTTGGCGGAAAGCAAGAAATGAACATCATCAGCGAAAGCGGAATGTACACCCTAATCCTCCGTTGTCGTGAAGCGGTGAAAAAAGGCTCAGTACCGCACCGTTTCAGAAAATGGGTAACGGCGGAAGTGTTACCACAAATCCGCAAGACAGGCAGTTATACCAAACCTGTTGAGCAAGAGCCGAAATTTACCCATACTCTAACAAGCGATGAACTAAGGGATTTAGCGTGGCTTTGGTTTGAGGCAAGCAAAATGGCGGAAACGATGAATACACTCTATCAACCACTTGCAACAATAGGTTCAAACCTTGCCCCAATGGTATATAGTCAAGGTGTAGAATACGGAAACCATATTCAGCGAATGGGTAAATTAATTTACCGCCTCACTTATGGCGTTGATTTCAGCAGTAATCCAACACCGTTTCGACACTTACAAGGTATAACTGCCTCATTGGTAAAATATTAGTGGAAAATGACCGCTTGAAATCTATGATTTCAGCGTATATATTTAGTGAAAAGGAGACGAAATATGTTTGAATTTCTTGATGGTTTAATGATTTTCCTAATAAAATTGGCTCTATTTTGCTGTGTTGTATTTGGTGTAACTGCTATTATCTTTGCCATACCAAACTGGTGGGTTGCAACAGTTCTTATTGTTTTTCCTACTGCCTATTTGCTTGATAAATACTGGTGGCGAAATACCGAAATGTATCGCCGTAAAATGGATAAATTAGTTGAAGAAATGAAAAAACATCGTCAAATCTAAATTCATATCAAATAATAGCCCGCTTTATGCGGGCTTTTTTATTGGAGAAAAACAATGAGTGGCTTAGGAAAATTAACCGTTACCTTAGAGCTTGAAAATGCTAAATTTTCATCAGCAATGACAAAATCTGACTATGAGGCACAGAAATTTGCTCGAAATTTTGTCTTGAATATGGATCAGGCAACCGCTAAAGCCAAGCAATTTGCTCAACGTACAACCGATTATTTGAACAATATCGAACAAGCCGCAAAAAATATCAATACCGCAACAAAATGGGAATTTCGCTTTAATAACTTTGATAGAGTAAAAAACATTGCGAGCACTTATTCGAAGATTGCAGATAGCTACACTGAATTAGGTAATAAACTCCGTTTAGTCACTGAAAATGAATCCCAACACGCTCGAGCAATGGCGGCTGTTTACGATATTTCACTTAAAACGGCACAATCGACCGAAGCAACATCATCGGTTTATCAAACCTTTGCTCAAAATGCGAAACAACTTGGTATTTCACAAAACGATGTTGCAAAACTGACGGAAACAGTAGCGAAATCTGTCGCCGTTTCCGGTGCAAGCTCGGCAACAGCCTCAAATGCTCTTGTTCAATTCAGTCAATCATTATTGATGGGTAAGCTCAAAGCTCAAGAATTTAACTCATTGATGACCCAAACACCGTCTGTTATTCAGGCGATTGCCAAAGGTTTAGGTGTTACCACCGCTGAACTGAAAGCAATGGTGGATAACGGTGAGATGTCGGCTGAAAAAATGATTGAGGGGCTAAAAAAAGCAGAGAGTTATGTAAACGGACAGTACGCCAAAACAACCACTACAATTAGTGGAGCAATGCAAAATCTTTCAACTGCGGCTGAAAAGTGGGTTGGCGAAATGGATAGTACCGTTGGTGTGTCACAGAAAGCCGTTGCTGTTCTGAATGCGTTAAATGCTAATTTTGACACGGTTGCTAAAACGGTACTTGTCGCCGGTGGAGCCTTTGCTCTTTTTAAAGGCTATATGAATGTACGCCCATTTATCGAGTCAAGAGCGGCTATTTATGAAAATCAAAAAGCAATTATTGCTGAAAATCAAGCCCGCCAACAGGCAATGGCGATTCGTCAGCAAGAGTTAGTAGGACTGTCTCAACAAACCGCTTTAAAACTGGAACAAACATTACAAACCTACAATCAAAATAAAGCCGAATTAGAGGCAATTGCAGTTAAACAGCAGAAAATTACAAAAGAACGGGAAGAAATCGCAGTGGCAATTCAAGCGGCTGCAACTCGTTCGGAAAGATTAGCGTTATCCGCCGAATTACAAGCCTTAGATCAAAAGGAAATCACGCTCGGACAACAGAAAATAGCGGTTGAACGCCAGCAAATTGCAGCAAAGCAGGCTCTCAAAGTGGCGTATGCTGAAAATGCGGTTGCTCAAAGTGCAATGAGTGCAGGTATGATCACAGCAACCACAACAACCAGAGCAATGAATGGTGTTTTAGCGGCTGCAAGAGCTGAATTGAATTTACTGAAAGCAGCAGCACTGTCTAACCCATTAATGACACTCGCAATGGTGGCTACAACTGCCGGTACTGCCCTTTGGGGATTTTTTGAAAGTCAAAAAGCAGCTCGTGAAGAAGCCCTCCGCTACGCTGACAGCTTAGACTCTGTTCGAGTCAATATCGAAAAAATGACTAAGGCTCAAACTGATGCAGAAATGGTTAAATTGTCTCATTCGATCAAAGAACAGGAAACAGCATTAGCTAATCTGAAACAACGCCAAGCTGAACTTACACGAGAAATAGAGCAAGGAGCTACGGTTTATGAGGATGCGTTTGCCGGCACTGTGCGTGTTACGATGAGTGCGGAAGAGCTTGCGAAAAAACAAGAAGAATTAACATTAGTTACTGCTGATGCTGAAAAAGCTCAAAAAACCTTGAATTCTAGCTTAGAGGCTCAAGAAGCCTTAAAAGCTCATATTCCGATTGCTAACCTACGAGAGGAATTTGTTAAATTATATCCTCACATTGATGAAAGCCAAATCAAAGTGGATAGTTTAAATCTTGCTATTGGTAACTTTACCGTCAAATCACCGGAGATGGTTATTGCCGCTAATAATATCGCTAATGCTCTTGGTGGTGTTGCCGGAGAGGCTATGAGAGCGGCTATTCTAGTCGCTAATCTGTCAAGTATGAAGCTGGATGCTAACGGTGCTGCAATTATCGATCCTAAACATCTTGAAACAATCGAGCAAATTGAACGTAACAATGCGATTGGTTCGGCTAAAGGTAAAGATAAAATCGCATTGCAAGTAAAAGACGCTCTGATTAAATCAGGTATGAAAGAGGGCGATGCTGGATACGAGCGACTAAAAGCAGCATATGAGCAACAATTTACGTTGCAAAATGCCCCTAAGGGCGGCGGAAAACCGAAGAAAACCAAAGCCGAACGCTCTGCCGAAAGTTACCAAAACCAAGTAGCGGAGATGACCAATCGTTTATCCGGCTTAAAGATAGATAAAGAAGATCTCGTAAAATATGGTGGCATTTCTCAATATCAGGAAGTGCGTAAACTGACTGAAGATATTGCGATCAATGCCGAAAAATACAAAGGCTACGGTGAGCAAGGTGTCGCAAGGCTTAAAGAGTTAGCCAGTCAGTTAGATTCCGCCCAGCAACAGGTCGCTATTTCTCAATTTGCCTACAATGGCGGTGAGAAACTCAAAGCAATGGAGTTTGAACTAACTTTATTAGGTAAAACTCGCCAAGAGCAAGAGTTAATGCAGTACAACCACGAATTAGATCTTGAAGCAGCTCGGCTCAAAATCGGTATGACTGATGAAAATATTGCGAAGTTAGACCAGGAAATCGTTAAGCTAAAAGAACGTCGAGCGGAAATCCAAGCACAAGCAGAACAAGCTCGTGGCAGCTTTAAACAAGGTATGTTAGATGGTTTGAATAATATCGAAGCTGATGTCAGCAATGTAGCGGCAAATGTTGCCAATATTACTCAAAATACCTTTGACGGTATGGCGGATAGCTTGACTAATTTTGTGATGACAGGTAAAGCGGATTTCCGTAGTTTTGCTAATTCCATATTATCTGATCTTAGCAAAATGATTATCAAAATGATGTTATTTAATGCTATCAAACAAGGTGCAACTATGTTGTTTGGCTACCAAGGACCGACTACAACGGTAAATGGTAATGCTGTTTATGGGTTAGGTACTTGGGCAACAGGTGGCTACACCGGCGATGGTGGTAAATACACCCCAGCGGGTATCGTCCACAAAGGGGAATACGTCATCACCAAAGAGGCCACTTCTCGATTAGGTGTTGATTACTTGAATTACTTGAATTACGGAACTCGCAGAGGGTTTGCTAATGGTGGCGGTGTAGCCGTTCCTAGAGTGCCGAAATTAAATTATGGAAATAATTTAACAGGTGCAACACATAACCAGGTATCTATAACTGTTAATGTTGAATCAGGCTCCGCTACTAATTCAGAAGTATCTAGCACTGCGGATGAGGCTAAAGCTTTAGGAAAACTCATTGAATCTAAAGTGCTTGAAGTGATTGTGAAACAAAAGCGTAATGGAAATTTATTAGCATAGGAACATGTTTATGCAGCAACTCCCATTTTGTCCACAGCCTAATTATAAAGTTAAGTCGCAACCAAGACGAAAAACTTTCGATTTTGGAGATGGATATCAGCAACGTCAAGTTGATGGTTTAAATCCCTTGCAACGCAAATATAACGTGTCATTTTATTTGAAGAATAAAAAAGCGGTCGGATTGATCGCTTTTTTTGAATCTCACGCCGGCGTTACTGCTTTTGAATTTATTGATAAACATGGACAGAAGCGGAAAGTGGTTTGTCCTAGCTGGGATGAAGACACTGGGTTGACTCACACTAAAATAGACGCTGAATTTGAGGAGGTAGCATAATGTCTTTAAATATGTCGCCAAAATTTAAACTCGAACTCGCCAAACTTGAGCAGGCAGCAATCTTAGATTTGTTTGAAGTGGATATGCGAGGGCTAACCGGTGCGGACGGTGCAAAAGGCGAGCTTTACCGCTTTTATGCCGGCACAAATGAGCTAAATCAGCCGATTGTGTGGCAGGGTAACACTTACAATCCGTACGGCATTAAAGCAGATGGATTTGAGATGTCTGGTCAAGGCGCAAGTAACCGTCCGACGTTATCTATTGTGAATTTTGATGGCTTTGTTACCGGACTGTCGAATAATTTCGACCAGTGCCTAGGTGCAAAAGTAACAAGGCGCAAAGTCTACGCCGAATACTTGGATGCCGTCAATTTTGAAGGCGGTAACCCGAAAGCAGATCCGCAACAAGAGCGGTTAGAGTATTTTTTAATTGAACAATTAAGTACGCTAACCCGTGATATTGCAACGTTTACGCTAGCGCTGCCGACAGAAACCGACAACGCCGTTATTAATAAGCGCACAATTCTTGTGACCTGCTCGTGGGTGTACCGCTCCTCGGAGTGTGGTTATACCGGTGGTGCGGTGGCAGACGAAAAAGACCAACCAACAAGCGACATCAAGAAAGATAAGTGTTCCGGTTGCTTGCGTGGATGTCAGCTACGCAACAATCAGCGTAATTACGGTGGTTTTATTGCGGTTAATAAATTGGGATAAATTATGATTGCCGAACAGCTAAAAATAGAAATCCTCGCTCATGTAAAAAAATCCGAACCGCAAGAATCTTGCGGTTTTGTCGTTTCTGAACAAGGTGATTTTTTTTACTACCCGTGCGAAAACATGGCGGACGATCCTGAAAACTTTTTTGAGATTGCGCCCGAAGCTTATATTCAGGCCGAATCGCTTGGTGAAATTGTGGCAATTGTCCATTCGCACCCCAACGGCGAGCCGGTTTTATCTATCGCAGATCGCCAAATGCAAGATTTATCACAGTTGGATTGGTGGCTTGTGTGTAACGGAGAATTGCATATCTTTCCGAAAATTCAACCGCTTATCGGTCGTGAGTTTATCCACGGTACAACGGATTGCTATTCAATTTATAAAGACTTTTATTATCTAGCCGGCTTGGATATGGACGATTTTGAGCGTAAAGATTACTGGTGGGAGCAGGGCGAAAATCTGTATTTAGAAAACATCGAAGGACAAGGCTTTGAGCGATTGCCAGAAGATGCCGAATTGCAAGTCGGTGATGTCATTTTGATGCAAGTCGGCGCTAGCGTGCCGAATCACGCCGGAATTTATATAGGCAATCAGATGGTATTGCATCATAGTCCAAACCGATTAAGTAAGCGTGACTTATACGACGGATACTGGTTTAAGCACACACATAGCATTTGGAGATACAAACAATGGTCACAGTTAGATTTTACGGCAGCCTTAAACAATTTGGCACGCAGTTTGAGCTAGACTGCCAAGATACTGCTGAAGTGCTTCGAGCTTTGTGTCATCAAATCAAAGGTTTCCGGCAGCATATTCAGCAAGGCTTTTATAAAGTTCGAATTGGCAAAGAATATCTCGATAATCGATACTTAGATAAAGGCTTGTTTTACAAATTAAAAGACGGTATGACAGTGCATTTTACGCCGGTGTTGAAAGGGGCGAAAAAAGCTGGCGTATTTCAAGCTGTTTTAGGCGTGGCATTGGTTGCAGGCGCATTGCTACTTGGGCCTGTTGGTTGGGGAGCGCTAGGCTCAACTAGCGCCATGATGATGGGAGCTATGGGCGCATCAATGCTACTCGGAGGCGTTGCGCAAATGCTAACTAAAACCCCCTCGATGTCTGGCGGGCTTGATGATAAAGAGAAAAAATCATCGACCGCTTTTGGCGGCATTCAAAATATGAGCGCACAAGGTCAAGTTGTGCCACTTGCATACGGCAGAATCATGTGTGGTTCGATGATTGTATCGCAAGGTATTGAAACATTCGACGCAGAAACACAAAAAGAAGAAATCGAAAAGAAAAAACGAAAATCCAGATTTAATAAATAAGACCGCTCATCACGAGCGGTTTTTTTATATCCAAATAAGGGGTAATTATGGGTGGTAGCTCAGGTGGAAGCTCACATACACCGGTTGAAGCACCGGAATCAGGTCGTAGCAGTCAGCGAGTAAAGATCGTTGAAGTGATTTCTGAGGGTAGCATCGGCGGCTTGGTGAATGGACTCAAATCTGTTTATCTTGATAACACACCGGTTCAGAATGAAGACGGCACGTACAATTTTACAAACGTTGAAGCGGAAGGTCGTACCGGTACGCAAGATCAGGATGTAATGTCTGATTTTGACACTACAGAAAAAGAAGTGTCTGTTGGCACAGAGGTGAAGAAAACTACTCCTCTTACTCGTACGGTAATCGATTCTAACGTCACAAGATTACGCTTAACGCTTGGCGTACAGTCACTCTTTAAGCAAGAGGATAACGGCGATACAAACGGTACATCTGTAGATTTTAAAATTACGGTTGGTAATGCAACTTATAATTTAAATATCAACGGTAAATACAGTTCGCAGTATTTGCGGACCATTTATATTGAGAATTTACCGCAAGTGCCGTTTACGGTACGTGTAGAACGATTGAATGCAGATTCGGATAGTCAGCGCCTACAGAATAAAACTGTGTGGGCAAGCTATACGGAAATCACCGATACGGATTTTGCTTATCCAAATACCGCTTATGTCGGCATTAAATTTAACTCCGAGAATTTTAGCAGTATCCCAACTCGAGGATATGAGATTTTCGGTATCGAAGTTAAATTACCGAGTAATTACGATCCGGAAACTCGAAAATATACCGGCTTATGGGATGGTACTTTTAAGATTGCGTGGACGGATAATCCGGCTTGGGTGTTAATGGATATTCTCCTGAATAAGCGTTATGGTTTGGGCGAACGATTAGGTGACTTTGGCGTAGATAAGTGGGCCTTGTACAGTATTGCGCAGTATTGCGATCAACTTGTGCCGGATGGCTACGGCAATATGGAGCCACGTTTCACTTGTAACGTTTGGATGACTGAACAGCGTTCGGCGTATGATGTAATCTCTGATTTATGCTCCATTTTCCGTGGAATCCCAGTGTGGAACGGTACGGAAATGACATTTATCATTGACCGTCCAGCCGATCCAGTTTGGACTTACACCAACGCTAACGTAATTAATGGTGAATTCTCTCGTCAGTATTCGGCGAAAAAAGCACGACATAATGCGATTCAGGTTGAATATAAAGACAAGGATAACGCTTATCAGTCAGCGATTGAATACGTTTCTGACAACGATCTGATTCGAAAAAACGGCTTTAATCTCCTAAAAGTAACCGCTTTTGGTTGCACCAGTCGTGGTCAAGCGTACCGTACCGGTCGATGGATTTTAGAATCAGAAAAGCTCGAAACTGAAACCGTGACATTTAGTGTCGGCTCGGAAGGTTTGATGCACATACCTGGTGATATTATCCGAGTGACTGACAATCATTTCGCCGGCACAAATCTTGGCGGACGAGTGTTATCAGTAAGTGGCAAAGTGGTAACCGTCGATCGTGAAATTACGCTGCCGGCAAATAGCTATTTTAGTTATATCAACGCCGAAGCGAAGCACGCCTCAATCAAAATTACCAAAATTGAAAACGGTACGAAGCTAACTCTTGAAACGGCTCCGGCTGGCTTAAAAGAATATGACGTGTACTCTATTTCAAGCCAGAAAGTAACATCTCGCTTATATCGCTGTATGACGATTACCGAGGAGGACGGCACATATACAATCACCGCATTGCAACACGAGCCACAGAAAGAAGCGATTGTAGATAACGGCGCATCATTTGAGCCGGTAGCAACTAGCTTGTTGAGTGGTGGATTGCAAAAAGTAAGCAACGCGGACGTGTCACTCTCTGAAAACGGTGTCGAAATTACATTTGATTATGCGGCTAACACAACGACGGCCGTCAAGTATCAAGTTAAGTTATATCGAAATGGTGAACTATATCGACAGTTAGTTGATGTGAGCGATACTAAGCTCACGTTTTCAAACTTGCCGGACGGCTCTTACACGGTTGAAATTCGCGCCAAGAACGAGCGAGGACAATTATCCGATCCGATCACTCGAACGTTTGAAATTAATCTCCGAATCCCTCGTTTTATCACTAAATCGCTATTATTTGCGATCGAATTGGATTGGGATTTACCGAAAACGGCAACCGTAGGAAACTATACTGAGTTATGGCGATCACCTGAAAATGATGTGTCAAAAGCGGTTAAAGTGGCGACTTTGCCGTATCCGCAAAATAGCCATATTCTCAACGGCATTGATTTAAACGAAAGTTATTATTTCTTTGTTCGTTGTGGCGATAAAGCAGGGAATAAAGGGCAATTTACAGAAGGCGTATTTGGCGAAGCAGATCATAATCCTGATACTTTGCTAAATGTACTTGAAGGTCAAATTACTCGTAGCCAGTTGGGAGCAGATTTGATTGCTTCATTACAGCAAGATATTGATACCGCTGTTGCTGGCGAAGCTAGGTTAAGACAGTCCGCTGTTGCTAATGCAGTTTCGCAAATTATGGCGGAATCACAAGCTCGTGCGAAAGCTATTCAGGACGAAGTTAAAGCAAGAACCGTAGCATTGACTACCGAAGCAAATAATCGCACCAAGGCTATTCAAGCAGAAAGTGCGAATTTGACGAAAAAAATTCAAGCCGAAACAACCGCTCGTGGGACTGCTGTTACGCAGTTACAAAATGTTGATGCTCAACAAGCACAGTTGATTTCTGCTGTAACCACAAAAGCTGATAATGCTCTTTCAGGCTTGGAAGAAGAAAAAACAGCACGAGCAAACGCCGATAAAGCGGAGTCTCAAGCCCGTGAAGCATTAACAGCAAGAATGGGAACTGCTGAAGTCAATATTGCAACTATTCAACGTACGGTAGCAACTAATGCCCAAAGCATTAGTGAAGTCAGCCAAAATTTAAATGCTAAGATTGATAATATTAATATCGGAGGTCGGAATTTATTAAGAGACAGCGAGTTTAATCTCTATAATAAATGGGGTAATCCACAGATTGATTTTACAGAAAATGCAAATCGTCGAACTATCAAATTAATAGCGACAGGTACTAACGGTCCTGTTGGTATTTGTTCAGTTAATCGTCATTGCACCTCTTATTTCCAACAAGGTGAAACTTATACTCTATCATTTTTTGCTAGAGGGAATAGACCATTAGACTATCTCTATCTAATGCGCAAAGACGGTAATAATGCCAACTTACCGGTAATTTATATTGCTTCCGAAACTGAGTTTAATCATTACAAACTCACGTTCAAGGCTCCTTTTACCACGCAACAAGGTTATGTCTTAATCGGTTTTCGGCAAACCAGCACAGAGCAGTTTGTTGAGTTTCACAGCGTAAAACTTGAAAAAGGCAACGTAGCCACAGATTGGACTCCTGCCCCTGAAGATGTGGACAGTGCGGTTAGTGCTGTTTCGGCTGATTTAACGAGTTATAAACAAACTCAGGCGGCTACCGATTCAGCACAAGCACAGCAACTTAATCAGTTATCTGTGAACTTGACCAAAGCAGAGAGCAATTTAAATGCCAAAATCACGGAAGAAAAAAAAGCTCGTGTTGATGCAGATAAAGTGAATGCAGATAAACTCACAGACATAACAAGCCGTGTTGCAAATGCCGAATCAAGTATTACCAATTTCCAATCAACCAAAGCGAATAAAAGTGAGGTTGCGAGCCTTGCACAAAGTTCGTTGCAGGCAGTTTGGAAAGCTGATGCAAAATCTGCCGTTGATTCACTTTCTATCGGTGCAAGGAACTTACTGATAGACAGTACTTACAACCAACACATCAACTACAATACAAAAATGTCATCAATCACACGCACAGTCTATCGCGGCAATATGTTGATACGACTCGGAATGCTTGGTGGCGCAGGTGTGGCCGGTATTGTACAAGCACCAGCCGCTCAAGTAAGTAATATCAGACAGGGTCAAGAGTACACACTTAGCCTGAATGTACAGGGTACAGCCGGCATACAAAAAACGGGGCTCAACTATGTATTCTTGATGCGTGCTGATGGGGCTAATCAACGGTTAGCAACAATACCTGTTATAGCAAGCCTATTAAACAGACCTAAAATAACCTTTACTGCCGAATGGACAAGTGAGCGAGCCTATCTGCTTGTTGGTGTAAATGGTACTTATGAGACCACAGATTGGTTAGCCTTTCATAGCGTAAAACTTGAAAAAGGCAACGTAGCCACAGATTGGACTCCTGCCCCTGAAGATGTGGACAGTGCGGTTAGTGCTGTTTCGGCTGATTTAACGAGTTATAAACAAACTCAGGCGGCTACCGATTCAGCACAAGCACAGCAACTTAATCAGTTATCTGTGAACTTGACCAAAGCAGAGAGCAATTTAAATGCCAAAATCACGGAAGAAAAAAAAGCTCGTGTTGATGCAGATAAAGTGAATGCAGATAAACTCACAGACATAACAAGCCGTGTTGCAAATGCCGAATCAAGTATTACCAATTTCCAATCAACCAAAGCGAATAAAAGTGAGGTTGCGAGCCTTGCACAAAGTTCGTTGCAGGCAGTTTGGAAAGCTGATGCAAAATCTGCCGTTGATTCACTTTCTATCGGTGCAAGGAACTTACTGATAGACAGTACTTACAACCAACACATCAACTACAATACAAAAATGTCATCAATCACACGCACAGTCTATCGCGGCAATATGTTGATACGACTCGGAATGCTTGGTGGCGCAGGTGTGGCCGGTATTGTACAAGCACCAGCCGCTCAAGTAAGTAATATCAGACAGGGTCAAGAGTACACACTTAGCCTGAATGTACAGGGTACAGCCGGCATACAAAAAACGGGGCTCAACTATGTATTCTTGATGCGTGCTGATGGGGCTAATCAACGGTTAGCAACAATACCTGTTATAGCAAGCCTATTAAACAGACCTAAAATAACCTTTACTGCCGAATGGACAAGTGAGCGAGCCTATCTGCTTGTTGGTGTAAATGGTACTTATGAGACCACAGATTGGTTAGCCTTTCATAGCGTAAAACTTGAAAAAGGCAACGTAGCCACAGATTGGACTCCTGCCCCTGAAGATGTGGACAGTGCGGTTAGTGCTGTTTCGGCTGATTTAACGAGTTATAAACAAACTCAGGCGGCTACCGATTCAGCACAAGCACAGCAACTTAATCAGTTATCTGTGAACTTGACCAAAGCAGAGAGCAATTTAAATGCCAAAATCACGGAAGAAAAAAAAGCTCGTGTTGATGCAGATAAAGTGAATGCAGATAAACTCACAGACATAACAAGCCGTGTTGCAAATGCCGAATCAAGTATTAGCAATATCCAATCGACTAAAGCGAGCAAGACCGAAGTCGCTAGTTTAGCTCAACAGTCTTTGCAAGCAGTTTGGCAAGCGGATGCGCAGGCTAAAGTGGATGCGCTAAAAGTAGGCGGTCGTAACTTAATTAAAAATAGCAACGTACGGTACGAAAGCAATAGATATAGCACAAGATACGAGCTATCAACAGCGCCACAAGTTGGTGATGATTTTGTAGTAACGTTATGGGGTAACTTGGGCGAAACCCGGTCGGGGATTGGTGTTTATAACTCTCAAGGATTTAGCGAATTAACAAAGCTCGTCAAAATTCGAGATGGTGTTTATCAAGGCAAGGCAGCATGGCGAAAACCAATGCGAGGCAGCTTGGAAGTCACTCCGAATGATACGCACTTGAATGTGTACTTTTATCCAAATGGCGACACATCAACTAATATCATCGAGCGGATCAAGCTCGAGCTTGGCACAGTAGCTACTGACTGGACACCAGCGCCGGAAGATGCTGATGGGGCTATTAACGCTATCTCATCAAAAGTTGACAGCGTCCAGCAAACGCTTACAACGGCGAATCAAGCACTAGGCTCACGTATTGATACTGTCACAGCATCAGTCAATGATGCCAAATCGCAAGTATCACAAGTGAGTAAAGTAGTATCGGATGTCAGCGGTAAGCTATCTGCAACTAGCACTCTTAAAACTCAAGTAATTGCCGGCGGTCGTAAAGCGATCGCTGGTATTGCTTTGGGGGCTGAGTCGGATGGTGTGACGACTGAATCTAGCGTTATTGTAATGGCGGATAAGTTTGGAATTGTTGCTAATGCGAATGATGGCAATGTGAAGCCTGTATTTAGTGTTGTTAATGGTCAGGTTGGTATTCGTGAATTTAATGTTGGTGATATGAACCGTAGCTTATATGGCCAGCAAAAAGTAATGTGTGAGTTAGCAGAAGCTCAAGGCATTGAATTAAACTATGATGACCCTGAAGAGTTGGTAAAACAGCTTAGCAAAGTTTACGACCCGTATCGATTAGCTAGAAATCTTGCTCTACGTTTATGCGATGCAGACGGCAATAATTTGTTTGATTTTGAAAATATAGATGATTTAGAAGCGTTATCCCGCCTAGATAAATCCGTATCAGAAGAGTTAAGCCGTGCATTAATGGTAGAAGAACCAAAAAACTCACAACCCGACGCAAGTTCCAACTAATACTCAGTCTTGCGTTGGGTAAAACATTAGCAGAAATCGAAGAAATGCCTGAATCGCATTTCCAAGAATATATGTTATTTTATGAAGAACAACCTTTTGGACTATGGAGAGAAGATTACCGTACAGCACAGATTTCACATCTGTTAGCGGCAATTCATCGAGATCCGAAACAAAAAGCCACAACCCTTAGCGATTTAATGCCTTTCTTTTCTGAAAAGAATAATGCTGAAAATGATGAAGATGATGGTTCAGAGGCTTATCTGGCTAATCGATAAAATAGTTATTGCACGGCGTAAAACTAGACAATATAATCAAAGTATTGATAGTAACAAATAGGAGAATTAGCATATGCGTGATTTTATCCAGTTTTGGGCAAAATTCTTTTTTATAATGCTGATAGCATTGGGTTCTATATTTCTTCTATTTGCCGTTGATTTTGCCTATATTCTCACGTTTTTTGGTATGTTTGCCATTGTGTTTGTAGTCCGCTTAGTCCAGGCTATTATTCAAACTAACAGACACTATGATGACTTAGAAAAGGCTGAAAAAGAAAAAGCCCGTGTAAACTACGTCATTATTAAATAAAACTAAATTTTTCAAAGAAGCCCGCATTTGCGGGCTTTTTTATTGGGGGAAATATGGCTTCTCTTGGTAGCTTAAATATAAGCTTGAATTTGGAAACAGTCCAATTTCAGCAAGGGCTAAACAAATCTGCTTATCAATCACAAAAGTTTGCGAGACAGTTTGAAACAAATTTGTCATCAGCACAAAATCGAGCAAGGCAATTTTCAGAACGGACCACCCAATATTTAAATAATATTGAACGTGCAGCCACCTCAATTAATAAAACAGCAAATGTCAGCTTATTTTCGAGGATTGCCCACTGGGCAGGTAATAATTTGGTATCTGCAGCCACACAAACATTGAAATATGCGGATAGCTATACCGAATTACAAAACCGTATGCGTTTAGTAACTGATAGCCAAAATAAAATGGTCGCTGCAACTAATACGGTATTTGATATATCGTTACGCACAAATCAAGCTGTTGGAGCAACTTCAGAAGTTTACCAACGATTTGCGAAAAATGCTGATACTCTCAAAATTAGCCAAAAACAAGTTGCTGAATTGACAGAAACAGTATCAAAAGCAGTTGCAATGTCTGGGGCAAGTTCTGCTTCTGCAGAAGCTGCTTTAATGCAGTTTGGTCAGGCAATGGCAAGCGGTGAATTACGTGGTGCTGAACTCAATTCTGTTATGGAGCAAACTCCAGCATTAGCACAAGCTATTGCAGATGGTTTAGGCGTGAGCGTTGGTGCATTAAAGGATATGGGGAAAAACGGAGAACTTCAGATCTCCAAAGTTATTGAAGCTCTTCAAAAAGTTAAATCATCTGTTGATTCAGATTTTGAAAAACGAGTAAAAACCTTATCAATGTCCTTTACCAATCTTGAAACCTCAATGATGCAGTTTGTTGGACAGGTTGATGCAACATACGGTGTTACTCAAAAACTGGCAGAAGGAGTTGATTTTGTATCTGAAAATCTTGAAAGTATGATCAAAGTTGCTGGAGCTCTTATTGGAGCATTAGCAATCGGGCATATCAGTAAGTATTCGGCGACACTCTTACAAACAGGTTACAACAGTGCGAAAAATGCAATCGCTCATACTCGTGAAGCTCAAGCTATTTTAGCCAAAGCAACAGCAATGCGGACTGCTGCACAAGTGGAAATGGCAAGTCTTGCCGCACAGCTTCAGCTAGCTCAATCAGAAAAAACTCGCTACGCTTTACGTGAGCAAATGAAAGTGCAAGCCGCTCAAATTATTGCTTTGGCGGAAGCAGAGGCAACAGCCAAACGCAATTTAGCAGCAGCAAACACTTTAGCCAGTACAGCGGCTAGAGGGTTACAGAGTGCAATGGCATTACTTGGTGGCCCCGCTGGTGTGATTATGATTGCAGCAAGTGCGTTAATGTATTTTAGCAGTCAAGCAGATCAAGCTCGCCAAAAAGCCCTAGATACAGCAGGGGCAAACGAACGCTTAAAAGAAAGCTATGATGGGTTAAGTGCTGCCGCTATCTCGCTCAAAATTACCCAACAACAGGAAGAATTAGAAAACTACAAAAACCAAATTCAACAACTTCAATCTGATATATCAGCCTTAGAAGCTAACTGGTTTACAACAGGCTTACCAATTCCTGATAGCGTAAAAAAAGAGATTGCCGAACTAAGCGATCAAATTGAGCTATTGAAAGAAAATGCCAACATTGATTTCTCTGTGCTTGAAAACCAACTTGAGGCATTGGCCCGGGCAATGTTATCAAGCGGAAAAAGTCTTGATGATGTTAGGGATAAATTTAAACTCTTAGGTATTGATGCAAGCGAAACGGAATGGATTTTAGCAGGCATTCCCTCAACGCTAAATGATATTGGTAATAGTGCCGAAAAAGCTGCAGGGGAAACGCTTAATCTTGATGATGCAATGAAAAAATTGCAAGAGAGATCAGTTACTTTAGCTCAAAAATTGGAAGTCGCTAAACTGGAACAACAAGGGCAAGCAGAATCAGCCTATGTACTTGCTGGACTTTATGAATTATTGGGTGTTGAAGGAGCTAAATATAATGAGGTTTTAATCGGCATTGCCACAGGTACAATTACTGCAGCTAATGCGGCAGATAAAGCCATTGGGCTTTCGCAGGAAACATTGAAAAAAATCCTTGACGGCAAAGCTATGCTACAAGGAATGTTCAAAAATGAGACTCAAATTCAGACCATTAAAACTGAGTTAAGGGAAAGTGCCAAAGTAACTAAGCCCAAAAAAGAGAAAAAAGCCAAGAAAAGTGGTGGCGAAAATGCTCGTGATAATTGGCTTTCATTTTATGATGATTTACGCAAGAAAAGCGGTTCAACGTTAAATGAAATCAATCTCGAAGAAACACGAATGTTTCAACGACTTGAAGAGCATATGAAAAAAGGAGTGGTTTCTCATACTGAGTATGAAACAGCTAAAACAGCCATTACACAGCGTTTTGCGAAAGAACGTTTAGAGTTAGCAGGTAAATATGCTCCTGAAAAACTACTTTCAGCAAATTTAAAAGATGAATTGTCTGCTATTCAGGAATTACGTAAAGCAGGTCATCTGACAGAGAGTGAATATCAAATAGCAGAGCAACAACTCAAATTTGATTATGCTCAAAATAAATCTCAACAAGCTATTAGCCCGATAGATCAAGTGCGTGGAATGTATGATTCTGAGCAGGACTTGAAAAATCAACAAGCCCGAGAATTAGCCCAACTTCAAGCATTTTATGATCAGAAATTGATGACTGAAGAGGAGTTTCAGAAACGTAAACAACAAATTATTTCGCGTTACGAAAATGAACGCTGGCAAAAAGAAATGTCCGAGTATGCGACAGGACTTAATGATCTTGGTGGTGCATTTGATGTTCTTACATCAACTGTTGAACAGTCGGCCGGTAAACAGTCAGCCGCTTATAAGGCAATGTTTGCCGTATCAAAAGCCTTTGCTATTGCCGAAGCTAGTGTGAAACTATCACAGGCTATTGCTCAGGCTATGGCTGATACAACTGCACTTACTCCAGCACAGAAATTTGCGAATATGGCAGCAGTTGCAGCTGCTGGAGCAAATGTCATTTCTCAAATTACAAGTGTTGCCTTTGCGAAAGGCGGCCACGTTCAAGGACCTGGGACAGGTACAAGCGATTCAATTCTTGCTCGATTATCCAATAACGAATTTGTGATGACCTCTCGCACGGTCGATCATTATGGTGTCGGATTTCTTAATGCCCTTAATCAACGCCGTTTACCTAAATTTGCGAATGGTGGTCACGTCGGTGGCAAGTCAGGTAATTATGATGGTTTGTTTAATAATAACAATGCCCAAAGCAATGAAGTATCTATTACGATCAACATTGATAGCAATGGAAATGAGGAAGTTACAATGGAGCAAAAAGCTGCACAAGGAAAAGAACTCGCTATGGCTATTCAGGCTAATGTGCTTGAAGTATTGAAAAAGCAACGTCGCCCAGGTGGTTTGCTCTCATAGGTGGTAAATATGGCATTAAAAACGCTGTCGTGGTGTCCGCAACCCGGTTACACAGTGGAAGAAGAACCACGACGAAAAGTGCTGAAGTATGGTAACGGCTATCAGCAACGAATGGAAGATGGAATTAATACTCTGCTACGTAAGTATTCCGTAACCTACAAAATAAAAAACAAAGAATCGGCACAATTCCGTAACTTTATGAAAGAACATAGCGGAGTTCGTGCCTTTTATTTTAAAGATATAGCTCTTGGTAGCGAGTTAGTAAAGGTTGTATGTACTAAATTTCCTCGACAAGTGGGTAAAACACACACAATATTTAATTGTGAATTTGAAGAGGTGGTGTAATGCCAAAAGATCTACCGTCCAAAATGTCTCAAGAATTGCCAAAATTGGAACAAGGAGCGTTGATTGAACTATGGGAAATTGATTTACGCCATATTGCCAACAGCAATGGCGATAGCGGTGAGTTGTATCGATTCCACAATGGTGTAAGTCAAAGCCGTACGAATATTTGGTGGCAAGGCAATGAATACCAAGCTTATCCAATTAAGGCTGACGGATTCGAAATCAACGGGCAAGGTCCAAGTTCAAGACCAACACTTACGGTTTCCAACTTGTATGGCATTATTACCGGCATTGCTGCCAACTTTGGGCAAGGCGTTGGCGGTAAAGTCACTCGCCGCTTGGTGTATGCTCAATTCCTTGATGCTCGTAATTTTACAGGTAACAAAAACAGTAAAGCTGATCCGACACAAGAAGAAGTAAGTTACTTCATTATTGAGCAACTTAAAAGCCTTGATGATGAACAAGCGACCTTTGAACTGGCTTCGCCGGCAGAAACCGATAACGCCAAAATTCCGCTACTAATGATTACTTCTGATGTGTGTATTTGGCAATATCGCTCCGCACAATGCGGTTATACCGGTGGACCGGTAGCGGATGAATTTGATAAGCCAACAGCAGATCGTAAAAAAGACAAATGCTCGCACTGTATTCGTGGTTGTAAGTTACGTTTTGGCGAAAATGCAGTGTTACCCTTTGGCGGTTTCCCTAGTACTACACAATACGGAAATTAAAATGCAAATTGATGACCGATTAAAAAAAGAAATTCTAGATCACGCCAAACAATGTGAACCGCAAGAGTCTTGCGGTTTTGTTGTTTTAGAGCAAGGAGAATTAGTGTTCTACCCTTGCCCAAATATAGCTGATGATCCTGAACATTTTTTTGAGATTGATTATGAAGAATGGGTTATGACATCAGAACTCGGAGAGATTATAGCCCTCGTCCATTCTCACCCTGATTCAGTGCTGGAAAAAGGCTTGCCATACTTATCAATAGCAGATCGTCGATGCCAAGTTCGTACACAATTAGATTTTTGGCTGGTAGTAGATAACGATATTAAACAGTTCCGTCCTATTGAACCGCTGATTGGTCGTCAATTTGAAAACAATAAACAGGACTGCCGTAATATCATTCTTGATTGTTATATGTTGGCTGGTATTGAATTACCCGAACAATCTACTTACGAATTTGAATGGTTTGAGCATTCTAATTTATATGAAGAGGGCTTGGTTCGTTGTGGATTTGAAAAAATTCCTTTTGATGAAGAGCCACAGCTTGGCGATGTCATTTTAATTCAGGTGGGATCAGAGGTAGGCAATCACGCTGGTGTTTATCTTGGTAACCAGATGATGATTCATCACAGTGAAGGGCGATTATCAGCACGAGTACCTTATGACGGCTTTTGGCTTAAATCCACACATTCAATTTGGAGACATTCACAATGGCAAAAATTACATTTTATGGCGATCTTAAACGATTTAGCGATCAGCCGTTCGAGCTTGAAGTAAGTAACTTCCGTGAATTAATGAGTGGGCTACTTACGCAAATTCAAGGCTTACGTGAACATTTACGCAATGGCTATTACAAGGTGCGGATTGGTAAGAATTACTTAAACAATGATCAGCTACAAACTAACCCGATGATTGCTCTTGATGACAATTCTTCCATTCATTTCACACCTGTGATCGCCGGAGCTGGTAAAGCCGCAGGTATTATTCAAGCGGTGGTTGGTGTTGTTCTGATTGCTGTGGCTTGGTGGAATCCGTTAGGCTGGTCGGCAGGTGCTGCAATGATGGCTGGTGCTATGGGTGCTTCACTTGCGATGTCGGGGGCAATTTCCCTTTTAACTCGAACACCTGAAATGAGCTCAGGTGTTAGCGAAAGTGAGAAAAAACAAAGCACATCATTTAGTAATATCCGAAATTTAACCCCACAAGGCAGACCGATTCCTTTACTTTACGGCAAGATGATGACAAGCCTTGTCTTGATTTCACAAGGGATTGAAACCTTTGATGATGTTGAAACATTAAATAATTAGCAAAATTTTGAATAAATTTGACCGCTTGTAAGCATTGTTTACAGGCGGTTTTCTGTTTTTAAGAGGTATGTATGGGCGGTAAAAAACAAGGTTCAGCACGCACACCACACGAAGCACCTGATAGTCTTAAATCAGCACAGCGATTACGTGCGATTGGCTTGATTTCATTAGGTCCGATTAAAGGGCCGGTAAACAAATGGAAATCAACCTATTTTGACAATACGCCAATTCAAAATGAAAATGGTATTGATGATAACGATGAAGCCAGTTTCAACTTTAAAAATACCGAGGTGTCATTCACATTAGGAACACAAGACCAAGCCCCATTGCAAGGCTTTGAAATGTCGGAACGTGAAGTATCGGTTAGCACCGAAGTGAAATACACCACGCCAATTACTCGAACCGTTACCGATCCTGATGTTACTCGTTTGCGTGTAACTTTGGGCGTAAATGCTCTCTATGAGCAAAACGATCAGGGCGATACTAACGGCACATCTGTTTGGTTCCGTATTTTAATTAACGGCTTGCCACGTGCGACCTATGAAATTAACGGTAAATCATCATCACGCTTCTATCGTAGCTATATTATTGATAATTTACCGGAACGCCCTTTTACTATTACCGTGGAACGAACAACCACCGATTCAAAAAGCCAACGCTTACAAAATGCGACGAACTGGGTCAGCTATACAGAGATCATTGACACTAAATTGTCTTATCCAAATATGGCATTGGTTGGCATTAAAACTGATTCACGTTACAACCCCAACTTCCCAAATGTGAATTTCTTGCTTTATGGGCGTTTGGTTAAAGTGCCAAGCACTTACGATCCTGAAACTCGCACCTACTCGACCGCACTTTGGAAAGGCGACTGGAAACAAGCGTGGACAAATAACCCTGCGTGGGTGTTTTACGATTTAGTAACCGACCCTTTGGCTGGCTTAGGGAAACGTGTGGGCGATTATGGCTTAGATAAATTCCAGCTCTACCAAATTGCCAAATACTGCGACGAGTTGGTTGATGACGGCTACGGTGGCAAAGAACCACGAATGACAGCTAATTTATGGCTGACCGATCAACGTTCTGCCTATGACGTGCTTTCTGATATGGCATCAGTATTTCGTTCCATTGCCGTATGGAATGGTACGCAATTCACAGCGATTCAAGACCGTACAACTGATCCCGTTTGTACTTATAGCCAAGCAAATGTTATCGACGGTAAATTCTCTCGTCAGTATGCAGCAATGAAGTCCATTTATACCGCTGTTGAAGTGGAATATGCCGATGAACGCAATATGTATCAAAAAGCGGTGGAATATGTCGCTGATGATTTAATGATTGACCGGTATGGCTACAACGTCAAGAAGATGACTGCTTACGCCACAACAAGTCGTGGGCAAGCCCACCGTTGGGGTAAATGGGTTTTAGCCACTTCACTACTAGAACAATGTACCATTACATTTAGTGTTGGTCGCCAAGGCTTATTACATTTACCTGGGGATATTATCGAAGTCGCTGATAACGACTACGCAGGCAAAACGCTTGGCGGTCGTGTTGTAGCAGTTAATGGTAAAGTGGTTACGCTTGATCAGCCGATTGAAATTTCAGGTAATAGCTATTTGAGCTACCTCAACGATGAAATGAAAGTCGTAAAAGTAGCAATTTCTAGCGTAAATAGCAAAAATAAAGCTGTAGTCACATTATCATCAGTCCCAACAGGGCTTGAGCCAATGGACGATTGGGTACTAAAAACGCCAACTGTTTCTACTCAGCTTTACCGTGCGATTGGCATTACTGAAAATGACGACGGCAGCTATACCATTACCGCACTCCAGCACGAACCGCAAAAAGAGTCTATTGTTGATGGTAGTGCAAGTTTTATTCCAGTTGTGACAACAGCTCATACTGGTGGTGCTCAGAAAGTAGCAAATGCGGAAGCAAGCATTAACGAAAACGGCGTGAAATTGACGTGGGAAATGCCATCATCTAATAGCATTGTAAAATATGAAGTTCGCCTATATCGCAATGGCGTTCTTTACCAAACCTATTTAGATTTGGAAACCACCGAGCTTACTTTTGATGATTTACCGGATGGTAGTTATGTTGCAGAAATTCGCTCTAAAAATGCTAATGGTCAATTATCTGATCCTGTTACTCGTGCGTTTGAAATCAATCTTACGATCAACCGTTTAACCACAAAATCACTTTATTTCTCTATTCAATTAGACTGGGATCTACCAAAAACGGCAACCGTAGGTAATTACACCGAAATTTGGCGTAGCGTGGATAATAATATCCGCAATGCGAAAAAAATTGCGACATTACCGTATCCGCAAAATAGCCATATTCTCAACGGCATTGATTTAAACGAAAGTTATTATTTCTTTGTTCGTTGTGGCGATAAAGCAGGGAATAAAGGGCAATTTACAGAAGGCGTATTTGGCGAAGCAGATCATAATCCTGATACTTTGCTAAATGTACTTGAAGGTCAAATTACTCGTAGCCAGTTGGGAGCAGATTTGATTGCTTCATTACAGCAAGATATTGATACCGCTGTTGCTGGCGAAGCTAGGTTAAGACAGTCCGCTGTTGCTAATGCAGTTTCGCAAATTATGGCGGAATCACAAGCTCGTGCGAAAGCTATTCAGGACGAAGTTAAAGCAAGAACCGTAGCATTGACTACCGAAGCAAATAATCGCACCAAGGCTATTCAAGCAGAAAGTGCGAATTTGACGAAAAAAATTCAAGCCGAAACAACCGCTCGTGGGACTGCTGTTACGCAGTTACAAAATGTTGATGCTCAACAAGCACAGTTGATTTCTGCTGTAACCACAAAAGCTGATAATGCTCTTTCAGGCTTGGAAGAAGAAAAAACAGCACGAGCAAACGCCGATAAAGCGGAGTCTCAAGCCCGTGAAGCATTAACAGCAAGAATGGGAACTGCTGAAGTCAATATTGCAACTATTCAACGTACGGTAGCAACTAATGCCCAAAGCATTAGTGAAGTCAGCCAAAATTTAAATGCTAAGATTGATAATATTAATATCGGAGGTCGGAATTTATTAAGAGACAGCGAGTTTAATCTCTATAATAAATGGGGTAATCCACAGATTGATTTTACAGAAAATGCAAATCGTCGAACTATCAAATTAATAGCGACAGGTACTAGCGGTCCTGTTGGTATTTGTTCAGTTAATCGTCATTGCACCTCTTATTTCCAACAAGGTGAAACTTATACTCTATCATTTTTTGCTAGAGGGAATAGACCATTAGACTATCTCTATCTAATGCGTCAAGATGGTGGTAATGCCATCTTACCAGTAATTGATATTGCCTCTGAAACAGAGTTCAATTATTACAAACTTACGTTCAAAGCCCCTTTTACTACACAACAAGGTTATTTATTAGTTGGCTTCCGTCAGACTAGTGCAGAGCAGTTTGTTGAGTTTCACAGCGTAAAACTTGAAAAAGGCAACGTAGCCACAGATTGGACTCCTGCCCCTGAAGATGTGGACAGTGCGGTTAGTGCTGTTTCGGCTGATTTAACGAGTTATAAACAAACTCAAGCGGCTACCGATTCAGCACAAGCACAGCAACTTAATCAGTTATCTGTGAACTTGACCAAAGCAGAGAGCAATTTAAATGCCAAAATCACGGAAGAAAAAAAAGCTCGTGTTGATGCAGATAAAGTGAATGCAGATAAACTCACAGACATAACAAGCCGTGTTGCAAATGCAGAGTCAAGCATTACCGGTATTCAATCCACCAAAGCGAGCAAGACAGAAGTAGCAAGCCTTGCTCAAAATTCATTGCAAGCAATTTGGAAAGCTGATGCAAAATCTGCCGTTGATGCACTTTCTATCGGTGCAAGGAACTTACTGATAGACAGCACTTATATTCAATATCTGAATTACAATCCTAATATGGCAACTATTACAAGCGGTACTTATAAAGGTAGTCGATTGTTAAGATTAGGTATGCTCGGTGGTACAGGTGTTGCCGGTGTTGTACAAGCACAAGCAACACAAGTCAGTAATATCAGGCAAGGGCAAGAGTATACACTTAGCCTGAATGTACAGGGTACAGCCGGCATACAAAAAACGGGGCTCAACTATGTATTCTTGATGCGTGCTGATGGGGCTAATCAACGGTTAGCAACAATACCTGTTATAGCAAGCCTATTAAACAGACCTAAAATAACCTTTACTGCCGAATGGACAAGTGAGCGAGCCTATCTGCTTGTTGGTGTAAATGGTACTTATGAGACCACAGATTGGTTAGCCTTTCATAGCGTAAAACTTGAAAAAGGCAACGTAGCCACAGATTGGACTCCTGCCCCTGAAGATGTGGACAGTGCGGTTAGTGCTGTTTCGGCTAAAATTGATACCATTCAGCAGACATTAGCAAATTCTGATTCAGCTTTAAGTTCTCGCATTGATAGCTTAACAGCGTCCGTGAATAGCAATAAAGCACAAATTTCACAAGTGAGTAATGCGGTTGCAGGTGTAAATGGTAAATTATCTGCAACTCACACTATCAAAGCACAGACTATTGCAGGTGGACGAACTGCTATTGCAGGTATCGCAATGGGAGCAAGTTCTGACGGTGTAACTACAGAATCATCTGTTATCGTAATGGCTGATAAATTTGGAGTTGTTGCTAATGCTAACGACGGAAATGTGAAACCTGTATTTAGTATTGCTAATGGACAAGTTGGTATTCGTGGAGATCTGATTGCTGATGGTTCTATTATTGGAGATAAAATTCGAGCAAATACCGATTTATCCTCTCCTAATATCAATGGCGGTAATATCTCAGGGACTAATATCACTGGTACAACAATAAGTGGTGGTACTATTACAGGTACAACCGTTAGTGGTGGTACGGTAACTGGTGCGATAGTTAGTGGTGGTACAGTTAAAGGTAGTCGTATCGAAGGTGGTGTAATTAGTGGCTCCACTATTCTTGGGGATATTGTGAAAGCCGTTATTCTAACTAAAAAAGGGAATAACTTTGAAGGTACTGTACCAGCAAGTGAGATTTCCTCTCGGACTGTAGTTATTCCATCAATCAGTTTTAACGCAAATAGTGGTGAAACAAGTACGGTCACTATATATATCGATGGGATAAAAGTAGCTGAATCAAGTGTTTCAGGAATAAGGAAAGAAATACCAATTATGGCAACTATTGCTTCCACAGAGATTAGGGGAAGTGTATCAGTATCAGTTTCTGGTGATGTCGGGGGCGATTTATCTGGGCAAGTCAGTGGCTCAGTATCTGGTCAAGCTAGTGGTATGGTTTCAGGACAAGCTAGTGGCACTGTTTCTGGTAATGTAAATGGGTTTGTCAATGGGGGGTATGTTAGTGGACAGGTTTCAGGTATGGCATCAGGCCATCTATCTGGAACGGCTTCAGGCTCTTTATCTGGGCAAGTAAGTGGCGAGGCTAGAGGCAGAGCAACAGGGAGAGTTACTGGCACAGCTACTGGCTTTGCGACAGGAACAACACCGATGACAAATATTAGAACATCCTTTATGCTAGAAGTGCCTACATCAGGGAGTATCTCGGGTTACAAACAGATCACAGGTAAAAGTGTTATTATAAAGGTAACAGCAAATAATGCTACTGCACTAGGAGGACAAAACTCTTTAGTTGCATTAGTCGCATAGCTCAATGGCTCAAGTAGAAATACTTGGGCTTTTTTATTATCAATACAAAAAAGGAAAACATTATGAAATTCATCGAAAAACAAACAGAATGCCAACGTACAGGTGCATTATCAAATCATCACGTGATAACAGGCTTACAAGTGGACTATGTGAATAATAGTACTTTTATCACAATGGCTTCGTATGTATCTAAACAGAAAAAAGATGAGGGTAAGGAATCGCTATCGGTAAATACCTTCACTATTTCGGCTGTTCCATCGTGGGACCAAATACCGTACGAGTGGGCTTTATCTGAATTAGTCAAAGCACAGCCAGAAGATTTTGTACCTGAGACCTATAGCGGTTATGTAAACCCATATATGTTTGCTGGAGGTAAGGTTAAAGAAATGATAGAAACTAAATAA